AACTTGGATTCCCACGCTTCATTCAATGCAGTTTGGGTATCTTCGTTGATGATGCCACTATCTAACAATGGTTTGATAGCATCTAACATTGTGATCTCCTATTTAATTTTTAAATCTTTGATTAGGCTTGTTACAGCTTGTTTCAAATACTTCTGTACTCTTTGATCTGCGCTGGCTTCACGGGCCACCTCGAATACCCGATGCCCGCCACGCATGTTCATTAGCCCTTCGTAAATGGCCTTGGGGTATGCGTTGGGTGCACTGGGTTGCGCAACTACATCCACAGTGACTATTTCAAAGTCACTGACCTTGCCGTCTGCCTCGTTAACGTTTCCGCTGCCGCGACTTGATACGCCAAGTTTGACTCCACTTTCCAGCATGGTCTCAACTAGTTTGCCCATGGGGGTTGGTAGAATCTTGAGTTTACCAAAACCGTTGGGGCCATCCATCCACATTTCTGTGATCATATGGCTCACACGGTCCAGGTTAATTTTTAAATCATCTGGATGATCTACTTCGCCTAATACGCTGTAGCCACCCTTGATTTGTTCGTTGATGCTGGTGACAGCACTGCTAATTTCATCCACTGGATATATTCTTTCATTGTGATTTTTAACACCACCCTGAATGAATATACCCTTCATGTAGAGATTCTTACTCTGACCGTCAGCATGACTTTCTCTCAGAACTTCCATTCTGGCATGGTCAAACGTTAAATTTTCTCTAAGATACATGGACATGGATGTTTCCTGTATTAACGTACTTTGCCACCAACCAGACTCTTGTTACTGACTGGTAGTTTGCCGTCAGTGGTCTGACCTTCGGCACCCTTGTTCTTTTCCCAGCTGGTTTCTTTGTGGCCGTAGAACTTGTCAGCACCGTGACCACCTGGCTTGTTGACATTACGCTTGGCAACATCTAGTTCCTGAGCTGGCTTGACAAATCCACTAGCCTTGCCTGCAGGACGTTGGCCGTCTGGAGCGGGGTTAGCTTTACCTGTGGCGATGTTCTTGGCTGAGCCGCCCATGTCATTCTTGCTGGCAACATTGCTTTGCTTGTTGATGCTGGCTGATTTGCCACCGCGACCAACTTCGCCGCCTTCGGACTTCTGACCAGTGTCACCCACACGCTCAACATACTCACGAACCATAGTTTCGTCTAGTTCTTCGTCTTCTTCCGAATCTTCTTCTGAATCTTCAGCTGATTCATCTTCATCACCGTGGATGCCTGGGAACATTTCTTCTTCATGTTCTTCGCCAGCCATCAGTTGATCGAATTCTGCCTTGAGTTCGTCCAGGGCATCTTCCAGGTCCATGACGCGGTCTTCTAGTTCTTCTTCACCGCCAACGTCAGCATGGTGGTCCATTTCTTCGTCGTCCTGGTCCATATCAGCATCCATGTCCATGCCCATATCGGCATCCATGTCCATGTCGTCTTCTTCTTCGCTGATGCCCTCTTCGTCCATCTGAACGTCCTGCATCAGACCTTTAACAGGGTTGCCACCAACTGTTTCATCCATTTCTTCTTCATCGTCCATGATGCTTTCATAGATGTCACGTGACTTTTCAACAACGATTTCATGGAATAGTTCACGAGCACGATCTGATTCATCATTGATGATGTACTCAATTAACTTTTCATACTTGTTCATAACAACTCCTTTAAGGTGTATACGGTACCCAAGTTACTATTTCAAACTTAGATATACAATTTGTATGTAATATTATTTACATATTTTGTAAAAATCAGGGGTTAAATGTGTGTTTTTCTAATTATTCTGTCAGAATAATTAGAGGCCGGGAGGTTGTGCTGCTGGTGCTTTGTATTGATTCTGCACTTGTTCCAGATCTTTCTCATGCTCCAACTTACGCACATCGTTCATGATTCGCAGGCGATTTATCTGTCTGAGAGTTATTTTTGTCTTTCTCAGATCGTTCAATCGCATGACAGTGTTATCGTCCTTTTCAGTCCGATATCCTTTCATATTGTCATCATCAAACATTTCCATTAGGCGCATGTAGTTATTTACTTAAAATGTCAAATTCCAGCACCAGGGGCGGTGGGCCCACCAGCGGGTGCTGCAGGCGCATTTCCGGCCACCGCACCAGCTTCGGGAGGAGTTTGCCCCAGCGGCATTTCACCACCGATGTCTGGTTCCGGCACGGCCAGGTTGTCCATGTCCTGTTGTATGCCCGCATTGGTCACGCCCACTGCACGCAATCCTGCTTCACCAGCTGGCGCCTCTTTGGCAGTCTGATTTTCTTCTGCCCAGAGTTCGTCATTTTCCTGCATTTCTTCTTCGCTAAGATCCAGGAATCTCTTGAGCAGGAAGCGTTTGCTCAGATAGGGGATCTGCTCCAGACTGGTGAATGCCTGGATTCTGACGCCGTCAATTTCACTCTGACGATACTTGGCAAAATTCTGTGGTTCATTGAATCTGAGTTCAAATAGTTGACCGTCAATGTTGATGCCGCGCCAACGCATGAACATTTTGAATTCCAGATCCAGCTTTTCCACAATCATGGTCTGCAGACGTTTACAATACTGGTTGAATCGCCATTCTTGAATCAGTGCGGTTGTGGTGCGACCATCGTTATAAGCCTGTGTGCCATCGTCATCAGTCTGTGGCAAATAACTACTGGGAATACGCAGACCTCTGAACAGCTTATTGGTAAAGAATCTCAGGTCAGTGATTTCGCCCAGATTGCTACCGCCGGGCAGTGTCTCAACACTGGATCCCCGACCCTCGGCAGTGACTGGAAAGAAGTAGTCCTCATTGGTGCTCAATGGGTTATAGGTGGCATCCATCATGTTTACCCCACCACCAGTCTGTGTGGGGATACGTCTCTGATGTATTTCGTTTTTGATGCGATCCACAAATGCCATGGCCATGTGTGTGGGCATGTTACCCACATCAATTTTGAAGATTCTGCGTTCGGGCGCACGTTGTATGCGGTAGATAATGATGGCGTCTTCCAACAGTTCTTTCTGTTTGAAGATTTTAAACACACTTTCTAGCACACTGTTGCCAAATGGCCAGTTCAGATCCAGGCCTTCGGTCAGACTCAGATGCATGACATGCTCGGCATTGATGACTGCTTCATTCTGCGCATGACTGAATCTGGTGCCACCACTGTAGGGCACATTGGGCTGTGTGTATGCACCGCTGGGTCCGCCCACCTGAGGATGATTGACGTAGGTGTCACTGGCGCTGACTGCAGTGGCAGTCAGATTCTGGAAATTGATGTTGAGGTCTTTGATCACATACTGTTCGGGTTCTTTGCCTTCAGCTTCATTGACAATGACCTTGATGACCTTGTGCATTTCGGTCCAGTACAGCTCAAATGTTTCGGGATCACGCAGGAAAACCTGATCACCGTACTTGATGGTGTTGCGCACCAGCTTGAACAGTCGTTTGTTGAGTTTGTTGAGAGTGACCCACTGCAGCAGTTGATCTTTCAGAATCTTGACTTCATTGTCGGTGGGTTTGTCTTTGAAATATAAATCAAATCCAGTGCCATTGTCGTCATTCAATTGAGTGCAGAAGTCAGCAATGATGTCCAGAGCAGCATTGATTTCTGAATCCATGTCCATCTGCTCGTATTGATTGTATCGCTCCACACGATTGGGGTGGCCAATGTAAACTTCGGGCAATTTACTGGCGAAATTTCTATAGCCAGGGTCAATTGCCGCCGTTGGTCCAGTGGCACCACTGATGGGACTCAAGCCACCGCTGACGTTTGCCGATTTAAAATACTTTTTCCATCCTGCCATGATTTTCTCTGAGAAGTATTATATTTAACAATTTAGTAAGAAGCCGTCAATATATCTCGACTGACTCTGGTGCCACGCTGCTGTTCATTGATCATGCTTCGGGTCAGGTTGGTCTGCTCTTGCATGGCATCCAGTTGTCGTTGCATCAGACCCACCATTTCTTTATTACTGTCGGCAATGTCACTGGCTGCTTGTTCTGGAGTAACAGTTTGTCCAGCTGCTCGATCTTGCTTGAACTGTTCCACTAGGTCCTGAATTTGTTTGGAAAAATCTTCCATTTTTAGATTTCTGGTGTCCTGGAAAGAACCCAGAGCATTGACTTTCTCATCGCCCAGATCGTATGTGGTACCGTAACCCAGTAATTCCTTCCAGGTTTTGGTATCAGTGATGGTGCCACCACCAGCCTTGTCAAATGCTCCCAATTTTTCTGCCATGGCTGCAACAATACGCAGGTCTGTTCTCATGGGACCAATGTTGAGTCCGCTGAATTCTTTCAATCCCGGCAGCAATTCCTTTTCCATGCTCATGGCCAACTGAACTGATATGGGTTTACTATCTGACATCGAATTTTTTATACTTGCCGATATTTGATCAGCAATGGCTGCGACGCCAGAAAGATCTTTTTCTCCGCGGTCTTGGGCGTTGATATTAACTGGAATTGTTTTACCATCTGGTAACGGAACCACTGCTTCAGTTCCATGTAATGTGGCAGCAAATCCAGTGGTTGGGCCTCTGGCTATACCACCATCTGCGAACATGGGCGAGGACTGTTCATCCCTCCAGCGTTTGTATTCTTCTTCTTTTTTTGCAAATTCTTTATCTACTTTTAGACGTTCTTGATATGCAGCACGCGCTTTATCCTCTGCGGCCGTTAATTGGGCACTCTTCTGACCAGTGGCCTCCTGCCAGGCAGTGGGCTTCTCTTCAGATCTGATGGACTTTGCCTCCTGAGCGGTCTGTGTCTGCTCTGTCTGCGCTTGTTCAAGTGCTTTTCCGCCGACACCAAACCCCAGCTCATTCATCATGTCCTGGACACCTTTGAGCATTTGGGCGGAAATAGCAGCAAAGTTTTTAATGGCTGGAGTCAAAGTTTCTTCTAGGGCCACTTTTAATTTTTGTGCTTGTTCTTCAGCCCCAACAACCGAGTTGGTTAGCCCATCAGTGGCCTCTTTTTGTTTTGCAGCAGCTTCCTCTGCTGCTGTGATGCCTTCTGCAGTGAATTTTCCAATTTGGGGCAGCTCGCGACCCATTGCCTCTGACAACTCACCCGCCGCACCGCCGACGCCAGCTAGACCGGCCTTGCCTATGGTGGCGCCCAACGCCAGAAGTTCTCGTTGATTCTGTTCGGCATGCTTCTTTTGATTTTCCAATGTGCGACGGCCATCCAGAACACCTGCTCGGGCGTCGCGTACCTGATCCTGGGTAAATTCTGCCACGCTGGGCATTTGCGCAGCCATGATAGCACCAGTTTTGTTTATGATAGTCCCATACACCATCATGTCAACAAAGTTCTTTCTCTGTTGATCAGTCATGTTCTGCATGGCCGATTCAATACCAGCGCGTTGTTCGGGGCCCATTTTGGCAAGTTCAGCCTGGAACGCAATATTAGCCGAGGCTTGTCTGGCCTCGTCCTGACGTTTTTTGGCATCTTCGCCGGTGATGGCAGCAATGACTCTTAGATTTTCAGCATATTTTTGCGTCTGTTCAGCAACCTGCGCTTCTGTGGCTCTAAGTGGACCAGCTGCACTGCCACGCATGGCCTGCATGACATCAGCCACCAATGCGCCTTGTTCTTCAAAGCCATATCCCAATTTCAATAGAGATTGCTGCATTTTGCCGCCACCAGCAGCCAGAACTTTGCCGGTGTATTGGGCTGCTTCAGCCACACTCATGCCCGAGCTGGCCAGTTGTGCACTGGATCCTTTGACCACCTGGCTGAATTGTTCCACTGTCAGCCCAGCGGCATGTGCAGAGGCGCGCATGCCGGTCATGCCATCGGCAAACATGGCGCCACTGGCGCTCATGCTATTGAATGCTTTGACTGTCTTTTCTACTTCTTTGGCCGCAATTTCCACACCAAATTTGGCCAATTTGGCGGCGGTTTCCTGAGCTGCATTGGCCAAAGCTCCCACACCCGACACCAGTGTACCAATTGCAGCAGTCCAGGGCGTGGGTATGGCTGCAATTGCTGCACCAGCACCGGTGATGCCCTTGGCTAGTGCGCCTGCTCCAGCACTAGCCACATCAATGGCAGTGTTCATCAGACCAGCAGAGAGTTCAGTGCCGCTGGATCCTGCTTGCAATCCTTTGACAAACTGTCCTGCGCTAGTAACTATTTGTGTGGAAGCAGTGCGCGTGGCTTCACCCACACCTTTGCCAAATTCCTGTGCTTGCTCTTTAAAATTCTGTTGGTAGGCCTGTCTGGCCACTTCCTCCTTCTGCTCAAGCAATCGCTTTCTTTCGGTGGCATCGCCGTGTGATTCAATGGATTCTTCGATGGCATCATTGAGTTGCTTAAGAAGCTGTTGCTGATCTTTGTAACCAGCCTCACCACGTTTGACAGACCTGCCCAGATTAACCATGTCTCGAGCAAAATCATCTGATGATCGTTTTATTCGACCATTAAATATTTTCATCTCAGAACTGTTCGCATCAAAGCGATCAGTCAACTGTGTGAGTGCCTGAAATACCGCTTCTGCTACCTGGTGAGCGCCTTCTTCATCCATGGGTGTTTTACTTTCTTGGGTTTTTAACACCATAAATACAGAATATATGGCATTATCAATTATTTATAGGATTTCAAACCATGGAAAATACACCGCAGAGACCAGCGTCGACTAATCCTCTGGCCCGACATTTCAGACAGCCAGCAATTTATTTCCGACTGCCCAGCCAGGGCGCCCATTGGCCTGCCAATACTCTGACACTGCCAGCGCACGGTGAAATTGGCATCATGCCCATGACCACTCGAGACGAAATCACACTCAAGACTCCTGATGCCTTGCTGAATGGTCAGGGTGTGGTCAGTGTGATTGAGAGTTGCTGCCCTGATATCCAGGATGCCTGGCAGATGCCCAGCATTGATGTGGACGCCACACTGATCGCCATACGCATCGCCAGTTATGGGCATCAGATGGATTTTGACACCACTTGCCCACATTGTGGGTCTACCAATGAGCATGCTATTGATCTGACCCAGGTGCTGAGTAATATTCAGGCACCAGACTACAACACACCCCTGGACGTTGCGGGACTAAAAATCACTCTGAAGCCACAGCCCTATTTCAGTGCCAACAAAACCAACATGATTGCCTTTGAAGAACAACAGTTGCTACGCACCCTGGGGGACATTGAAGATGATCCTGAATCAGCCAAAGCCAGATTTGATCAGCACCTGAGCAAAGTGATTGAACTGAATATTGGTCTGTTGAGCACCAGTACTGCGGCCATTATCACCGACGACGGCACTGTGGTGACTGACCAGCAATACATTAGTGAATTTTTCAACAATGCCGACAACCGTGTGATCAAAGCGGTACAACGACGTCTGAAAGAATTGTCAGAAGAGGCCGGAATTAAACCCATCATTGTGGTATGTCTGAATCCAGACTGTCAGAAAGAATTCCCAGTCAGCATAACTTTCGATTATTCAAGTTTTTTCGGCTAAGGCTCTTGACTCTGGACCCAGACGCGGTCCAGAAACTGATCGACGGATACGAACGAGACGTAAGAGCCTATAAAGATGATGCGTTGAGACTGTGCTGGTACATGCGCGGTGGGTTAAGTTACGACGATGCCATGCTGTTGTCATCAACTGATCGTGAATTAATTGGTAAATTGGTCAAAGACAACTTAGAAACTACCAAAAAGTCCAACATGCCATTCTTTTAAGATGTACTTCGTACATCTGCATTTTCGCTTGCGCTCAATGCCTTTTTTTCCTACTCTGGACATTCTGGATAACTTTGATGCTTTTAAGTGCTTTATCTAGATTCTAGTCATACTTCACCTATCACAGGCAAAGTATGATGGTCTTTATCTGAGTCCCACACCATACCAACCAAAAGAGATTTGTGCTTGTCATGTGCACAGCGGAGGCGGTCAGCCGGTACCCCCTACTCTAGCTTCATCTGACGGACGCTGATATAGCCGTGGTTAGCCAACTATATCCGACGCATGGGTTGTGCCTTTTTCACAGAGCCCACATCCTTGGGTTTTTACACCTAGAAGTCCGGTGCCGTCTCTGCAAGGTCTAGTCCTTGCGTTCCATGTGCGGCCATCACGCGAGCACAATCACCTGAGACACAGCTTACGCTGCAACAGTGGCTATTTGGTTACTGCAAAGTTCTGCAAATTTGTTGCTATTTAATTCAAAAAACAAATCCATGTCCATGATGAACCAGTGACCATGATGCTGTGTGCCATAATTGAAGTGCCGGGTCAAGAATAAATTGGTGTGATTGGGTTGTGCCTGAAATGCTACGTATCGACCTTTGCGGTTAAACTTCATGAACAGTATGTTGAAATCGCCTGTGTCAGCTGCATCCATACACTGTTCAATCCATTGATCTAAAATTTTAACTGAGCCTTGAAATAATTGATGAAAGGGAAAATCTTTGTAACTCTTGCATTCAGCATTCAATGCTGAGAAACTTTCACCAGGAACAATGTCACCTTTGAAACTGCGAATTTGTCCCTGATGCAAGAATTGTTTTCTAATGTTGTTGGTACCACCCACATAAGCCCCTGATCCTGGCGCGCGAATAAACGTCTGACCGAACTGTTGAGTCAGATACCGGGCGACTTCGCGCTCCCAACTGCTGCCTTTGGCTTTCTGTGGGCTGGGCATTACTTGGTGGCTGCCAGGGCGTTTTTCTTTTCCTGAATTTCAGCACGGCGTGCTTTGGACAGCTTGCCCAGATCACCCAGTGCTGAACGAGCACGGGCCGCAGCGGCTTTGACGCCCTTGACTTCAAACTTTTCGTTCTCTGCCAGGTATGTTTCGTATGCTGCTACGATTTGTTCATGAATTGTTGTTTCCATTTTATACTCTCCTTGTGATTTTATTTAACTGTAGAAATTTTCATTAAATGATTTTTTTATTTTGTGCATTGTTTAAATTAAAACTCTTTTTCAACTCGCCATTGATTTTTAAAGCTGTTGGTGTTGTCGGATGTGGTGCAGGTATTTACGCAAATTTTCACTGGGTTTTGGGAATTCCAGGAAGATTTTACAGTTTCAAAATCATTGATATCATGATCTGTATTGCCCAGCCAGCAGCAGGGGTAGAGTTTTCCCTGAGCAGACAAATAAACACTGGATTCCACCAGTGCCTGACAGTGAATTTTTCCAGAGATCACCGTGGGGACCTCATATGTTTTGGGGGGTTTTAAAAATGTTATTGGTGATGATGAAAACCTTCGACTAACTTTACCTCGGAACCATCGGAAACCCAGGGATTTGGCCAAATTTTCTGCATCAATTATCTGATGCTCATTATGTTCAAAAATCAACATATCCCAATGGGCATTACCCCCTGCCTGGATAAATGCTCGGGCATTTTCAATTAATTTCTTCCAATTGACATTAATTCTATAAATGTGATTGGTGTCTTCTAATCCATCAATACTCCATACCACAAAATCTTTGTCTTGATTGAGGACTAAAGCTAAATCCTGCCACCATTTTGCTGTTCGAATGCCACCATTGGTATTCATCCCCAGGACAATGTTCGGATTTATTTTTCTAAAATATTTGAAAATTTCTATAGTGTGTGCACCAGCTGCTGGGTCTCCGTACACCCCGCACATAAACATTTTATCCAGATTTCTTATTTCGTGGTCAGTAACTACCAATTTAATTTCTGCCAGAGTCAAATGTTTTACATTGTTTTTATCAAACGAGTTGTCAGTCTCTCGAGCACATTGGGGGCAGGCTGCATTGCATGCATTGGTGGGTTCTATGTGTAATACTTTTGTACTGGATATTGGAGACATATATAAAGGCAGCTTTCTTTTATGCGAAAGAATTTTTAGGATGCGTGCTTATTCAAAATTAAAATTCACATATAAAATAATTTCTTCTACACAGGTATTGGGCTCAAGTGTCATTGAATACTTGATAAAATCTACAACATCTGAACAGTTAATGCCATTACCGGTCCAATTTTCTCGAGATCTGGACAATGGGGTGTCCAATCGATCCAATGTTATCATTGAAGTTTTAAATTTAACCAGATTATTTTTAAATGCAATAGTGCATTGCCGACTGGCGTGAGCTAATGCAGCTTTTGAAACTCGATATGTTTCAAACATGGGGTCTGGTTCTTTGATGTGCTTCTCACCAACACTGCCGATATTGAAAATCCATCCGGATTTATTATTTGTCTTCCATTCTTGATAAACTGCATGCAGTACATTGGTTTGTCCAAAATTTGCCCAGGGTTCGTGCGGGGGGCCGTCAAACGCATTGTTTATAAAAATGTCATAATCTAAGGATTTTTTCGCTATTTTATTATGATCTTTAGTGATGTCAAATCCTTCAGTTCTTGAAATACTCTCCCCATTGAGTGAATTGCATAATACTTGCCCTAATCCTCGATTGCCGCCTGTGACCAATACGCTCATCGTTTATTGCCTCCCTGATCCCATACTTTAGTTAATTTATTACCACACGTCATGGCACATTCAAATATGCGGCCATTGGATAAATCTTTGCTCCAACTGTCAATTATCTCTTGCCAAAATTCACTGTCAAATATTTGTTTTAACGATCGGTGATGTATGTTGAGATTCTCAAACCCGTGTTTTTCTATCAATGATCTAATTTGATTTTTGCCATCAACAAAACTCAATTCGTTTCTGCCCGGCAAAGTATCTGCGTCATAAAATCTTTTATCATAGAGGTTATGTGTAAAAAAATTGCAAGGCAATACCAGTCCTTCTGCAGTTATTACAACTTTTCTCCCCAGCAATGAATCACAGTTGATCTCGGTGCGGTCAAAGTAATCTCTGATATCAGGGTATTCTTGTTTTATTTCAGTTATCCGAACCATGGATTTATTCTTATAGCTGGGATTGACCGGCGGTTCCAGATAATAATTTGGGGAATGTCGCTGGTACACCGGCCATTGGTCCATCTCTTCAATTTTATTGTGATGAAAAAATCTACCAGTATTTCTAGGTAAAAAAGTTTCAAACCCCAGTTCTTTACTCATAGCCTCGGCGTCGTCGACTTGATGTTCGTTGTGTTTGAATACAATGAAATTCCATTGGGCCCGCCCCCCTGCGGCAATAAATGCTGCGGCGTTTTCTATTACTTTATTAAAGTTTACATTTTTCCGATACAAATGATTGGTATCAGATAATCCGTCGATACCAAAATCTATCTTACCGTACCCATTAATAATTTTAGCCAGCTCCGCCCACCAGGATTTTCCACGTATTCCACCATTGGTGTGCAGATACAACCACACAGTGGGGCTTTTTTGTCTGAAATCTCTTAAGATTTCCAAAAAATCTGGGTGAGCAATGGGATCGCCATAGCTGCCACAAAAAAATATTTGTCTGAGTCGCTGTACTGTTTCGGTGGGAAACGCTTGATCAATGATATTTTTGGGTAAATTCACCAATGGAAGGTGGGGATTAACTTCATCACCATTGATATTCCTGGGGCATTGCGGACAAGCGGCATTACATAGCGTAGTGATCTCAATTTGGTATTCGTCGATATTGTCGCAGGTGAACATTAATCAATGCCTATTGGAAAATTTCAACATCTGTGTTATAGGTTGTAAATCCATTTTCTTTGACCACTGTCATGATATTGTTGACTCTGCTGGTTAGTTCATCCTTATGGCTGACCAACCAGACACTCTTTTGTGACTCTCGGCTCATGCGTTTCAGTATGGCCAGAGCATTTTCCACACCACTGGCATCCATGCCCGAATCGATCAGTTCATCAATGAATAGCAAATTGATGGGTTGATACAAGCTCTCCCAGACATCACGGAACGCCCAGCTCAGGCTCAAAATCAGTCGATTGCGTTCTCCTCGGCTCAGATTGTCAAAATCCAGTTCTCGGCCCAGCTCAGTGATGTTGACCGACAGATCATTCTGGAACATCACTGTGTGTGGCAGACCAATTCTTTCCAGATACTGTCCCAGCCTGGTGTTCAGATAACTCAGATTCTGATCAATGATTCTCTTACGAATAAACGAGTCCTTGTTGGTCAAGAGTTTCAACAAAAACTCCTGGTGGTCTCGTATGCGATTGAGTTCATTAATTATACCATAATCAATTTCCACCAGAGCAGTCTGATGCATTTCCAGAATTTGCTCGGCGTAGGGGTCTATTTCGGCCCGCTTGGCAACAAGTTGCTGCTGAAGATTTGTAACTGTGCTGCGATGATGTATGGCATCTTCTTCTTTGCTATAAAATACTCGGGGCTCAATACCAGGCTCTCCCAGGTCCTGAACTGCCTGACTCAGCTGCTGTATTTGCTGTTGGGTGTCTGATAAATGCGCAAGTTCTTCCTGCAAACTTTGTTCTTTGGCCTGCAGAACTTCTTGATGTTTGACATCGTGTATGTCCTGCCCACAGGCGTAACACCGATGATCTTTTAAGTCTGTGATTTCTTTTTGTAATTTTTCAATATTGCGCTGTTGGCGTGACTGATCGGATTCTGCTCGGGCGATGAATTTATTAAGATCAGCTAAATCTCGAGATTTCTGACGATATTGAGACAACTGTTGGTGTGCCAGTATTTCAGCGTCAATGTCCAGAGTCAACAACTCATCCAGGGCCATCTGCAGCTTGGCAACATCATCGGCGTGCTTGTTCTGCCAGAGAGTCTGCCGACGAATCAGATTTTCTATTTGCTCTTTGATTTTGCCATTGGCTTCAATCAAGGCCTTGATGCGATATTCTTCTTCAGTGATGGCGTCTCGAGTCTGTTTGGACTGTTCTTTGAGACTTTCGGCCTTTTCACTCAGCAGAGTAATGCCCAGCAATTGTTCAATGATGCTGCGTTGGTCATTGGCTCTGAGATTCAGAAAGGGCTCAGTGTAGGTATTGAGTGCCACAATGTGCTTGAACATGTCGTGACTCATGCCCAACAGACGTTCAATTTCCTGCTGTGTTTCTCTGCTGTCGCCCTGACTGTTGTCGTCTTTGCTCTCTTGCTCCTGATCACCGATATAGAACTTCAACACATTGGGTTTTCGACCGCGTTCAATTCTGTACTCTGTGCCATTGACTTCGAAGTCAATGGTGGTCAGCATGTTTCGGGCATTGGTTTTGTTGATCAGGTTATCTTTGCGGATATTGGTCAGAGCATTGCCAAATAATGCATAGCTCAGGGCATTAATGATGGTGGTCTTACCGGTGCCATTTCTGGCACCTGAATCATCACCACCCAGATCAATGTTTTCTCCCAGTACCAGTGTTAGATCTCGACGATCAAAATTAACTGCTTGTGTGGCATTGCCCACACTCATGAAATTTTTAACGGTTAGAGTTTTTATTTTAAACATTCAAGCATCTCAAAAATTTCTTTTATTATAGCATTAAAATCATGACCGATGCAACGGCCTAAACTCGCAGAACTGCTGTTGGCGTCCATAAATCATCAAATAATTTTTTCTCCACAATGCAGTCATTGACCATTTCGACCCACTCTCTTGTCTTATTGCTAATATTATATTCTGGAAGAATTGTGTCCAGATATTTTAAATGTTCTAGAGGCACGGGGTGCAAGTCGTTGCCTACATCAAATACAAATGGTGTGCTTTTGGGATCAAAATATGCTTTTAAATAGATATTGTCGAATATTTCTTTAATAAACCTTTCGTTTACTCCTGACAGATCACGTTCTAAAAATTTATTAATGGGTGGCCAATCGTTCCCGGATAAAGATTTATATATTTTGATAATTTCTTCTTTTTTTGGTAGTCGATTATGACCCCAGGACGAATTAAAAATAACTTCAAAGACACTGGGTTTTATATTGTCAATGACATCTTTAAATAAATCCAGTATATCGGTAACTTGGTCTTCTTTTAAATAATCAAAATTACTACATAGATTATCCAATGGCATCATGGCTAACATATTAAAATTGACGTTCCAACTCTTTAGTAAATTTGTGGCAGCAGAAATTAATCCAACATCGCACAAAAAATTCCCCCGCCAATCAAAATAATCTTTTACAAATTCTTTTGGCCACGCCAAATGATGATATACACTACCATTGCCACGCCAATGATTTTTGATATATCTATCTTCTCTATCAGTAGTAGACCACATGATGATAATAGTATCATTGGGGGTAAATTTGTTTTTTTGGTGGCATTCAATCAACGCATGAAAAATAAATTTATTGCCAGCTCCACCCTTTCCCCAGTTTTCAAAATAATCAAACTCGCGTCCTAAGATATCGGCCCAGGTGGGCCATTTATAATTGGTGAAACTACACCCAAACGTAAAAAGTCGTTTTTTGTTATTCATAATATATGTTTGGCAATGCCGGTTAGTATTTTATTAAATTCTTGACCTGGTAAAACATTTTTTAAATGATTAAAATTGTAATCTAATATAGGTTGCATATCAACAGCCATTTTTTGCAGTTCATCTGATGATTTATTAGATAAACTATGTAATAGCTCTAGAATAGCATCAACACGATCTTCAAAATCTTCGATTTTGTCATAACTCTCGTCCCAATAATCGGAAAATGTTTTAAACCCCAATGATCTTAGATGTGACAATAACCCTGGGGTACCAAACAATATAAACGGGCGTTTGGTTCCGATACCTTTAAATCCTATTTCATCATTATAGGGTTCGGGGCAGTTTACAGTCGCTTCCAACCCAATATAAATTAAAGAATTTTGCAGCTCAGACCATTGATATGATGTAGATTTAGCTTTGTCTTTGATTAAATCAATTTTTTCACAGTTTGAATAGGATTTTACAGTCTGTTGAAAATTTTTCACTATCTCTCGATTTTTATTATTTTTAATTATTATTTCTGGATAGGTTCTGGTGAATGGTATACTAGATAAGAAATAACAAGGCGCAGCGGTTAAGTTTTCTTTAGTCGATGGTTGATACGTGCTGTCATTGGTTTGCAAAATATTATAATAATTTATAAATCCAAAGTCTTCTAATTTTTTGTCAAACAATTGTGCCATGAAGTATGTTCGATGGAATCGGCTTAGTCTACTGCCAACGGAAAACAGTTTAGTGATACGGCTAGCATTTAATTCAATATCATCAACTACTAAAGATTTTAATTTGGTGTATGAAGAAGTAATACTACCAATTGGGCAAGGGTCCACAGTAAGACGCCCCTGTACCATTTTAGTATACCTTTGGTAATTTGGTAACTGAGTAATTATTAGACAAAAATTATTTGGTATATCTAATTCTCGTAAAACTAATTGTAGATTGTATAAAATAAATCCTGGAACATTATTGTCAATAAAAAAATCATGGTCAGCATGTAAAAAAATGATTCTTTCATCATGAGAAAATTCAATATTCCCATCAGGAAATCTATGGTCGATATACTTTTTAAGATCATGATAGAATAGATTCATATTAAAATCATAATCGAGCATGTCATAAAATTGACATATTTTAACCTTTGGTAATCTTGCCTTGATTAGATCAATCATAGATGTCTATATATGTCTAGTAAAATTTTGGAGTCGTAATGCTCGCTAGAAATATTAGTCAATTGATTGGTGACAATGGTATCTACGCTTTCAAATGCAATATTTCCAATGGCAGTGTCCGAACTCAGATCTAGATTTTTGTTGGGCACCAGGGTCATTTCTCTGAGACCATAGGTGCCCACAAACGTTTCCTTGATGAAGGTTGATTCCTCGTAGGTGATATCAATGTCAATGTTAACACGGCAGTGCATGCCGGGCAACAGCAATTTTTCAGGAGTCTTGAGCACATCACTCAAACCATAGACTCTGTAACGAGGCTGATCAGGCCAGGCATAATACTTCGGCTCTTGACCCCAAGCGAGTATCATCATACCACGCTCATCATCTCCGGCATCGGCATAGTTATGTGGAAAACAGTTACCAATGTAGGTGATGTTGCCACGTTGTTGTCGTTTATGAAAGTGCCCAGTAAACACGCGTTCCACCCCGTTAAACGCGTCTTCCCTAATTTCACCATGGTCCGGCATCTGTACCATGGCGTTCATGTAAAAGTGCGGCAATTCAAAATGTCCAAACATATATTTGGCTTGGATCTTGCCTAGTTTCTTGTGATCATCGCCCACCAACCAAGGCACAATACTGACGTCACCTTCAGTGTAGAAGTCATTGACAATTTCAATGTTGGGAATATGTCGAGCCCACTCGGCTGATTGTACATCACGCTTGTCTCTGTAGTACAAATCGTGGTTACCGGGAATAAAAAACACGCGATCAAAGGCCTGTCCCAACAGTTCCAGCGCAGTGAGACTGTAGTTGAGTGTGACAATGTTGATGGACGCACGATTGTTGTGCCAGTCACCTGTGACAAAACAGGTGTCACAGCCTTCTGTCTTGGCAGTTGCGATAAACCATTTGACAAAGTTAAGACAGTCGTCGTTGTGTGTCAGACTGTTGCTTTTTAATCCAAAATGGATGTCAGTTAACACCGCTGCTTTTTTGAATAAATTACTCATCGTAATGGCCACCACCCCATTCGTTTTGTCGGGTATAACTGGGATTATAGTTGTTCATTTCCAGGATGTCATCTCGGATGTTCTGGTTGCGTTTTTCTATATTCAATACTCGAGTAAAACTGTTGGTAATAGCAGCGGTATAATAAGCAAATGGATTCTGTGATTTTGATTCATCAAATTGCAGACCAATCTGACTCAGCTGCAGCAGGGCCTGACTGCGCATCTCGTCGTTGTAGGTATAGCCTCGCCAGTTGCTGCGTGTGGCATAACGTTCGCACAGTTTGACAAACATATGAGCCAATTTGGGTGTCATGGCACCATGATCTCGACTGAACATGCCAGATTCCAAATCGCCCATCCAATGACTCCGGCCCACCAGCACAGGAGTTAGATCTTCAGTAACCCGGTAGTGTTGAAAAGGTGGGAAGTTGACCTTGACGTATTTGGCTGGTGCTCGAATCTGTATGGGTGGTTCGTCATATTCGGTCTCTGCCAGTTCATCTTCATAATCTTCCTGTGCTTTGGCGTCAGCCTTGCGTTGTTTGACATCATCAATGGGAATGTGCTCCCAGGACATGACACGAAAAATAATATCAGTGATGGGCACGGAAGTGGGTGCTATGGTCACGGCCTCTAATTTGACTTTGTTGCCCTGCGCCAGTTCGGCATCTTGTGCTTCTTTGCTGAGTCTGTCGGCCCGTAATTTTCTGGCCTCGGTGATGGTCTTTTTGGTAATCCTGCCAACTGAGTCTACGATCATGTCATAATTGGCATCTTCTGGTGTGGAGAAACTACAGTATGTGATTTTGCTACGGTGTATTTCTTTTAGTATGTCTTTATTGTTTAGGTAATTGACTTTACGAATTTTGATTCCCCTTTTTATCTTGTGCAGCACGTCTGGCCTCTGACCAAGGTTTTCCTCGGTGCACTTTGCCAATATTTTCTCTGTGTTGTTCACTAAACGGTGCTTTGGGTTTTCCTGCTAGTGACCCGCTAATTTTTTTTCTGTGTTCAGTTGACAATGGTTTATTAATTTTGGCATTTGACATTTTTTCTTTGGATTCAACTGATCTTGTTTTTCCTTTATTGGATTCACTAATTTTTCTTTTTGTCTCTTCACTACAAGGGCGCTTTGCTCTATTTTTTGCAGCTATCGATCTTTTTAACCGGGTTTCAGCCGACTCGTTTCTTTTAGCATACGCTAATTTTTCTCTGGTTTCAAGACTTGGATTACTAATTCCTTCGCCACCATCTGTTCTATTATGCAGAATACCAGTTCCTAAATCTTTACGCCCGTATTCTGCAATCAATTTTTTTTCTAAATCGTGTGCCTGTTGTTCGGTTAAACTATCTTTAATGAAGATAATATTTGATTGATTTTTGGGAACTGGGGTAAAATGTTTAACATAAGCTCTGTTGCCGGTGCCTTTGCCTATGTAATATGGGGTTCCTGATTTGCCTGTATTCGAGTCTTTGTCTCTAAGATAAGCATAAACATAAAAGTTTGACATAAAATACCTTTTATATTATTTATGCTTCTATTAAGATAATTAACCTTGCGCACCTGGGTTTTCCTTTTAACAACTACTATTATATAGCAAATAAATATTCAATAGCAAAGGTTTATCTACCAAAATGGCAATCTTTCTCCCTGATTCTCAAGTGGCTGACCCCATCACCGGGCAAACTGTGAGTTTTGGCTCACTGTCCCGAGATAATCAGGCGGCAGTCATGGAACAACAATACGCTGGTGAACGCGCCGATTTCAGATCTGCTGCAGGAGCATTGCGGCAGGCTGACTCCACCACCAATTCAGATCAGCAGATGAGTGATTACTCTACGCCAGCCACCACCAATGGTGGATTTGTGGTGGGTGACGATGGCACAGTTTATGCACCATCAGGTGCAGTGAATGGTCAGCTCACCAGTTTTCCTGATGCAGCACAGGGCGACACCACATATTTTGGTGGTGGTACACAGGATGCATTTGCTGATACCTACTATAATGACGCTGGATCTGAAATAGGTACCACCACAAATTTTGGCGATGGGCCCGACACTAATTTCAATCCTGAAGCCGACAACACTGCTGCATTGAGTGACCCCACTGCTGCCAGACAGGACGCCAGTGGGCTACCGCCTGGCGGTGAACCACCAGGCGCCACCGGCGACACTCAGGTGGCGTTTCAGGCCACCAACGATGCCACACCATCAGCAGCTGATAGTGACTGGCGGGTGAGAATCAGCCTGGCCGACGGTGCCAACATATTTTACAAATCCACTGGCAGTAATCAGAATGAATTAATGCGGCCTCTGATTGAAACCAATGGTGTCATCTGGCCCTATACTCCGGCCATCACTGTGACACATTCGGCCACTTATAATCAGACCAATCTGACACACAGCAACTATAACCCAAGTTTTTACCACCATAGTGATGTATCGGACATCAGCATCAGTGGTGAATTCACAGTACAGAGCCAGGAAGAAGGTCGATATCTCATGGCTGCGGTTTACTTTTTCAGATCAGCCACCAAGATGTTCTTTGGACAAGGGGCCAATGTGGGCAATCCTCCACCCATAGTGTTCCTGGACGGTTATGGTAGTCATTATTTTCCACACGTGCCCTGTGTGATCACCAGTTTTGCTCACACCCTGCCAGCTGATGTGGATTATATCAGCGTGGACATCACCAGTTCAGAAATGGTGACCACCAGCACAGGGCCTGCCAGAAACATCAGCCAAAATGGCGGCATCAGTGGCGGCCGAACTCGCGAACTTAAGACTGTGACCACCAGCACCCGAGTGCCCACCATGAGCACCATTGCGGTCACAGTCAAGCCCATGTACAGTCGCAAGAATTTGCATGACCGATTTAACCTGGACAAATTTGCTGCTGGGCTGTTGTTGGCAGACAGAAAAAATGGATATGGGGGATTCATCTGATGGCCGTCAGTTATAACAAAACCAGTCCCTACAGCCAGACTGAATTCTATGGATTTTTTCTGGATGTGGCCAGCATACCTGCGATACCGCAGGACCCCAGCGACATCCGGTATGAAATTGATGCCATCTATCGTCATCGTCCTGATCTGTTGGCACACGATTTATACGGTGACGTGGGCCTGTGGTGGGTGTTCTCAGTGCGCAACCCCAATGTGCTGCAGGATCCGGTGTTTGATTTCATACCCGGTGCCACTATATTCGTTCCTAAAAAATCCGTACTCAAATCTGTGTTGGGGTTGTAATCGGGTATGGCTACCATTCAAGAACTTCAGGCCGCAGTGAACAGTGCCCAAGTGGCTTATGATAATGGCATTGCCGCAAATAATAGATTGTCCGAACAATATTTTTCTTTGCAACGCACAGGGCAAAGCAATACTCCTGAGGCAATAAATCTCAGAGATCAGCGAGATCAACAATTCAATACCACACAATCTTTGTTGCTGGAGTTGAATCAGGCCAAAAGTCGATTGGAAAATTTTTCAGCAGCCAATCAAACACCAACACCCCCCAACGCGTCTGCGGCTGATGCCATTAACAATGATACCCCGCCCCCACCAGCCACATCACCGGCTGCGGCCACTGAGCCCCCTGCTGGTGGTCTGAGCGACGAGGAACAGTCTCGACTGGATCAGGCTCAGCCCAAAGATTCAGAACCTGTGATCGATCCTGCAGGGTCTAATAAAAAAGAATCTGATCCAGAGCCTCGGGCATTGACTGCCAATGCTCAGGGTGTTTATCAGGATGATCCAGTGGTGGTAACTGCTGCCAGGTTACCACCGCCTGTATTTGAACCCCTGATGAATCCCCTGCATGAATATCCCAGTTATACCTATAATCTGAGTTTGCATATGTTGACTGGTCAGGAGTTTATAGATCTGTTGGAAACTCAACAGTACCAGGCGCGACGAGTTCTGATAGCCAGTGCTGGCAGATACAACAATTCTGCAGGATCAGACCAATTTGTTCGAGCACCCAGATTCCAGGAAGACTTTTATTTTGAAAGTCTCAATATGGAAACTGTGATTCAACCCACTGAGCGCAACAGAAACACCAATGCCTTGACCTGTGATTTTACCATCATTGAACCCTATGGGTTTACTCTGATCGATCGTCTGCTAAAAACCAGTCAGGATGTGGGCAGTAAAAATTATCTGGACATGCCCTATCTGCTGCAGATAGATTTTTTTGCCATGAACAATGCTGGGGAAATTACAGGCATATTGGGCAATCTGACCAAACGTATTCCCATTCGATTGCTCAATATGGAATCCACCATCACTGAACGGGGTGCAGAATATCATATCAAAGCAGTGGTGTATGGACAGGCGGCCTTTGGTGAGATCTACGGCACTACCCGAGCTGGATTCCAGGTCACAGGCAGCACTGTGGGCAGCTTTTTCCAGTCAGACAAACTCACCGAGGAACAAACCACACGCATGGAACGTCAGGCGGGCGACAAGGTTGTCTTTAATCAGGCCATGAATGGCAGCATCAGTGGTGGTCGTCGAGCCGGGGCCGATGATTTCATCACAGTGGACAGTTATGCTGCCGCTCTCAATTACTGGCAACAAGCACTCAAAAAAGAAAACAAAATTGAATACCCCGATGTCTATAAATTTGAATTTGACCCTGAGATAGCCAGTGCACAGTTTGTCAAAAACAACCTGATCAACCACCAGGACACTGCATTTGTGCCCAAGGACAGTGCGCAGCGAATCAGTGATCAATACCTGAGTAATAATGGTCAGGCCAAAGCCATGCTGGATCAAGAAAGACAGAGTTTTACCATAAACGCCGGCACCGCGGTGGATCGAGTCATTGATTACATTGTCAGAAACAGCACATATATTCTGAATCAACTGGTGGTACCAGAAAATTCAGATTACGCGGCTAAAATAAAGGACAATAACAAACCGCTCATGTGGTGGAAGATTGTACCCAAAGTCAAATTACAGCAATTTGATAAAATTCGCAACACCTACAGCAAGGAAATCACCTACTACGTCAAAAAATATAAAATGAAGAATCTGCCATTGGATTTTGGTCCCCGAGGCATAGAGCAGTATCCAGCAAAAGTCTATAATTACATCTACACTGGAAAAAATGTCGACATTCTGGACTTTGAATTAAAGTTCAACATGACTTTCTATACTGTGGCCACTGCCTACCGGAGTGCTCTGGTGGAAGTCAATCCTGTGCCGGCAGACGGCGAAGACAACAAGGATAAAAATGCCGACGGATATCAGGGCAGCAGCATAGGGTCAACCACCGCTGGCACCAGTGTGGCACCCATCCAACAACACCCCCTGGTGGCTGACACCAGATCCCGAGCCACTGGTGCTGCAGTGACTGCCGAACAGGTGGCTGCCACTGATCTGGAAAATTATGTTCTGAGCCGAGCCGAAGGTGAAATGATTCAGGTGGATTTAAAAATTCTGGGGGACCCACATTTTATCAAACAGGACGATGTGTTCTATCCTCCGGAATTCACCGCTGATCTGAACGAAGCATCTGACACTGCCAACACACCGGATGTCAGACTCACGCCCAATGGCAGCATCAGAACCGATGATGGACAGATTTTTGTCAATCTGAATTTCAGAACTCCCACAGATATCAATGAAGCCGACGGCCTGATCAAATTCAGTGATGAGAACCTGACTCGTAGTTCATTCAGCGGGCTCTATAGAATATTGACAGTGACCAACCATTTTAAAGATGGTCAGTTTACTCAGCAGCTGACATTGGTCAGAGCCTCCCGACAGCAGGAAAATGAGGTCAATCAGATTAAAACTTCCACAGAGCAACGATCTGAATCCACTACGTCAGGCAACCCCACAGTGGAAAATGTCGGCACAGGTGGTGCAGCCACTAAAAAAACCATTGATCCTGAAGAAGGCACCAAACCCAATCAGAATGCACCTGACAGTCAGCCACCAGGACCCGACATTCCACCAGCTGCTGATCAGAAGGATCTGGCTGAGGTCAATGCCACCGCTGAAGAAAAGCCCATTACACAGCAGACTGAACCGGCTCAGGTTCCACCGCCGCCCCCGCCGCCACCACCTTTGCCTCCTGGAGTCACAATAGACCCCCCCACTGGATTTTACATATACAAAGGCGAGAGATTCTGGGGACCGACCCCTGAAATTCTATTAGGTACTATTAATAGTATAGATACAAATACTCCTTACACTTATGACGCGGTAGATCCCACCACCGGACTGACGCGTACAACAACATTTAGACCAGGGTAATTATTATAAAGAATCACAAACACACATTATTCATAAAATAATTTTTTAATAATATAGGCAACACAAAATGACCGTAGACCGTAGATTAGGTACCAAAGTAGACAAGGCTTTCCGCAGAGAAGAGGCCACTGGCACCCGAGTGGATCCCTATCCCTATATTGGTGTGGTCAAAAACAACCTGGACCCCACACGCAGCGGCAGACTTCAGGTCTGGATTCCTGATCTGGGAGGTGATGAAAAAGATCGAAAAAATTGGCGCACAGTCAGATATGCCAGTCCTTTCCAGGGCTACAGCAACGCCGACAGCACCAGTCAGGTCAATGATTTTAAATCTGTATTACACACCTATGGCATGTGGATGGTGCCACCGGACATTGGAGTGCAGGTCATCTGTATTTTTATCGCTGGTGACCCACAACGTGGTTACTGGATAGCCTGTGTTAACCCCCATCTGAGTCACCATATGACACCGGGTCTGGCTGGCAGTACCAATGTGGACATCACAACAGCCGGTGCTGAAGCCAAAAAAGGATTTGTTGCTGGCAACAATATGCCAGTGGTGGAATTCAATGAAACCAGTGCAAATTTGGTCAATGAGAAATTCTTCAACAATCTCAAACCCTTGCATGATATTCAGTACAACATCTATCGTCAGCAGGGTCTGGACCGTGATGAGATACGCGGGGCCATCAGCAGCAGCAGTCAGCGTGAGAGTCCCAGCAATGTGTTTGGTATCAGCACACCCGGCAGACCAGTCAATGACCCTGCGGATGACATAGATCGATTCAATCAGTTGGCCAATGCTGGCAAGATAACTGCAGAAACCTACCAGGTAGGTGCTCGTAAAGGCGGGCATACATTTGTTCTGGACGATGGTACTACCCTGGGCCTGGACCAGTTGGTCAGATTGCGGACCGCCAAAGGACATCAGTTATTGATGCATGACACTGCCAACAGTGTGTACCTGGCGCACGCTGACGGCACCAGCTGGGTTGAACTGACCACCGACGGATCAATAAAAATTTACAGTCAGAGTGGTGTCAGCATTCGCAGTCAGGGCACCATAAACTTGCACAGCGACGCCAACATCAACCTCAACGCTAAAAACAACATCAACATCAGAGCCGGTGGCAACGTCGTTGTGAACTCTGGCACCACTAACTTACTGCAGGGCCAATTGAATGTGGAGAGCACTGGAGAAATAGGATTAAAGTCAGGTGGTGATTTTAAAGTGGATGCCGGTGCCACCATTGGCTTACAGGCCGGTGGAGTCATCGCACATACCGGCAGCCTGATTAAACAAAACAGCGGTGGTACCAAATCCATAAAACCTCTGACAGCCTTGCCCAGTACCAGTTTCCCCGACACTGCGTTTGATGGAAAAACTGGATTGTGGATCAGCAAGCCCAAACAGACTGATAGTATCGCCACAGTGCTGCCCACACACGAGCCTCATGATCGTGATGCAGTGGCATCTTTTGTGGTACAACAAAATGATGCGCAATCACCTATTGCAGGTAGCACTCCAGACCAGGCCTACACTGGCACCGTGGATGCCATAAAGAACACCACCGGCAGTGGTGTGAAAAGTCCTGCCAATGATAAAGATCTGAGAAATCAACCAGCTTGTGATTGCACGGTGGGTAATTTAAATTCCGATCAGATGACAGCATACTATGCGCAGATAGGCAAAAAAGAAAGTGGTGGAAAATATGACACGGTGAATAGCATTGGGTTTGTGGGCAAGTATCAATTTGGTTACCCAGCCCTGATAGATCTCAAAATGGTCAAAAGTTCGGTCACCAGTAATGCACAGTTGCGCAACCCCAACAGTTGGATCGGCAATGGTGGCCCTGCCAGCCTGGAAGAATTTCTCAGCAATGGCCCCCTGCAGGAAAAATTGATCTGTCAGTATACTCGCTCCAATTATACCACCATGGTGCGGATCGGTGTTATTGACAAAGATATGAAACCTGAGGAAGTGGGCGGCATGCTGGCAGTCAGTCACTTGCTGGGTGCTGGCGGCGCTAAAAAATGGCGCAATGGTCAGGGCGGTTCAGATGCTTACGGCACCACAGGCGATACTTATTTTAATGTGGGTAAATATGCCATAGCAGTGCTGGCTCCCAAGATTCCAGAAATCAAACAAGGTTAAATACCAGACTATGGCTATAATGTATCGTGGATTCAGCACCGTTAATCGAAAGAAAAAATTTCGTCTGACTGATTTTGAGTTGGTTCGTCAGGATCTGATCAATCACTTTTATATTCGCAAAGGTGAAAAACTCATGAATCCCGGGTTCGGTACTATTATCTGGAACGTGTTGCACGAGCCTCTGACCGACAATCTCAAAAGCATTATAACCACTGACATTAAAAACATTGTGAGCTCAGACCCCAGACTGGCGGTGGATCGAGTCATGATCACCGAATATGATCAGGGCTTACAGATAGATCTGGAACTCAGATATGTTCAGACCAATCAGAGTAGTTTGTTAAATCTCAGATTTGACAACCAATCCAACCAACTGACTGCCCGTTAATAAACAACGTACATTTTCCTAATAATAAATATATAATATCAGGAATTACACATGGCCATCACCACTCGGCAGTCGGGTCTTCTGGTAGCTGAAGACTGGACCAAGCTATATCAAACCTTCCGAAATGCAGATTTCCAGAGTTATGATTATGAAACTCTGCGCAAGAGCATGGTTGAATATTTGCGTCTGTACTATCCCGAAGACTTCAATGACTTTATTGAAAGCAGTGAATTTGTTGCCCTACTGGATCTGATTGCGTTCCTGGGTCAGAGTCTGGCATTCCGTGCCGACCTGAATGCCCGAGAAAACTACATAGACACTGCACAACGTCGTGACAGCGTGCTGAAACTGGCCCGACTCATCAGCTATACTCCCAAGAGAAATATTCCTGCCAGCGGATTCCTGAAAGTTGAAAGTGTCAGCACCACTGAAGTGGTGTATGACAGCAATGGCATCAATCTGTCGGGCCTGGTCGTCAGCTGGGCAGATTCCGGTAATGATAACTGGCTGGAACAGATGACCACTGTGATCAATGCAGCTCTGGTGACAAATCAGGTCATCAGCAAGCCCAGCAATCGACAGACCATCAACGGCGTCATCAATGACGAATATCAGATAAATCTCATAGCCAGCTTGGCCCTGCCCACGTTTGCCTTCAAGACCAACATCGAGGGCACTGGCATGAGTTTTGAGGCAGTCAGCCCCACCAGTCTGGGTCAGAGTTACATCTATGAAGACAGCCCCAGACCCAACGGCCTGTTCAATCTATTATATCGAAATGACAACCAGGGCAATAACAGCACCAACACTGGATTCTTTCTGTATTTTAAACAGGGTGAACTCAAGAGCCTGGATGTGAATTTCCAGGACAGCATACCCAATCGAGTCTACGGCATCAACACCAATAACATCAACAACACTGACATCTGGGTCTACAGTGTGAGTCCTTCAGGCAGTCTGGACACACTCTGGCAGCCAGTGGCGTCAGTTAACAATACCAACGTCATATACAACAAGAGTGCCAATAAAAACATCTACCAGATCAATAGTCGCAGCAATGATCAGATTGATCTGATATTTGGTGACGGTGCATTTGCCAATATCCCACAGGGCCGATTCAGAATCTACTATCGGGTCAGCAACGGACTGCAGTACAAGATCACCCCTGATGAAATGTCCAGTGTGATCATTCCCATCACTTACATGAGTCGAAATAATCGGCCCGAAACCATCAACATCAGAGCCAGCCTGCAATACACAGTGGCCAACAGCAGCCCACGTGAAACCCTGGATGAAATTCGTCAGAAGGCGCCACAACAATATTACACACAGGACCGCATGGTCACTGGTGAAGACTACAACATTTTGCCTTACACCTTGTTCAGTAACATATTGAAAGTCAAGGCCATAAATCGCACCAGCAGTGGTATCAGCCGCTACCTGGATGTCATTGACACCACTGGCAAATATTCCAGCACCAATATTTTTGCTCAGGATGGTATCCTGTATCGAGACCCATTTGTCAAGTCATTTAGTTTCGACTTTGCCACCAGAAATGACATTTATCGTGTTATCAATAACAAAATTAAACCCATTGCTGCGGCCAAGGAAACACAGCAATTTTTCTATGCATTCTACAAGAAATTTGGAATCACCGGAATCCGCTGGCACCAGTCCACCGAAATTGCCAATGGCAGTACCGGATTTTTCTTCAATGATCTAAATGACGATGCCATCTACTCCCGAGATTTTGATCTGATGCTGCAATTGGGCGCGGGCGCCGCCAGTGGTAACACCAGATACATCAGGCATGGGGCCATTTTGAGATTTAGTGCTGGTGAGGGAAAATATTTTGATGCCAGAAATAACATCAAAACTGGTGCACCGGTCAACAACACTGACAAATATTATATCTATGCCGCAATTCAGCAAATCATCGGCGATGGCACCAATGGCGGCATCGGTAACCTGTTAAATGGTCAGGGCCCAGTGACAGTTAATCAGGTAGTTCCCAATGGTGCACAGGTTGATCATGTGATAGCAGTCTTCAATAATGAATTTGACAATTCATTAATCAATGATATCACCAATTATATTCAGACATATTCGGATTTTGGTCTCAGATACGATGAAAATTTGTCCAAATGGCAGATCGTTAGTCCCGAGAACATCAGTATTGATTCTGAGTTCAGTCTGTCCTATGCTGGCAACACCAGTGGGCGTCAGTTGGATGCCAGCTGGTTTATCCAATTTACTGCCCAGGGACAGATCTACACTGTGAGCTACCGTGGATTGGATTATGTGTTTGAAAGTGTTCAAGAAACTGGGTTCTATTTTGACGGCACTACAAAAATTTATGACCCCAAGACTGGATTCACAGTTCATGATCAGATAAAGATTCTCAGAGTCAACTCACAATCCGATAGTTCTGCACCACTATTGTCAGACTACACCTGGTTCGTTCATAAGAACATTGTGGAGGTGGACGGGTACGAGAATACACAAAAAATTCTGGTGACATTCCCAGACAGTGATTCAGACGGTGTGCCGGACAACCCCGAATTATTTGAACAGCTGGTAAATCCCGACGTCAACAGCCAGAACAAGCGGGTTTATTTTCGACAGGTCATCAGTGATGACAACTTTGCCAGATTGCAATTGGTCAGACAGGAGCTGGTGTCAACTGACGCTGAAACATATTATGATCTGCAAAAAAACATCACTCTGTATCGGGATGGGCAGATATTTTATATACCCAACATGAATAAATTCTATCAGTTGTCGGTATCGGGATCTGATTATAATATAAATGATCTGTCGGGGTACACTGCCAAGTATGGCAGACAAGATTTATATTTCCAATACCGCCATAACAGTCCCAACAACCGAAGAATTGACCCCAGTCCCAACAACATCATTGACCTATACATACTGCCCAAACAGTATGCAGCTGACTACACTGCCTGGGTGCAGGACACTTCCAACAAGGTGACCAAACCTCGAGCGCCCACATCTGAAGAATTGAAACTGGAATTCAGCAGACTGGAAAACTACAAGACCATATCAGACACACTGATTTATAATCCTGTCAAGTTCAAACCCATTTTTGGCGCCAAGGCCGAGCCAAATCTTCAGGCCATGTTCAAAGTGGTCAAAAACCCCAATGTGGTGGTCAGCGACAATGACATCAAAACATCAGTGGTGGCCGCCATCAATCAGTACTTTGATCTGGCCAACTGGGATTTTGGCGAGACCTTCTATTTCAGTGAGCTCAATGCATACCTGCATCAGGCCCTGGCACCCAACATTGCCAGTGTGATCATAGTTCCCGCCAGCAAGAACAGTGTGTTCGGAAGTCTGTTACAGATAAATGCCGAATATAATGAAGTTATCATTAGTGCTGCCACAGTGGACAATGTACAGATTATAACTGCAATTACAGCAGCACAGATCAATCAGAACGTAATAGTTTAAGTAGTACAATTTTTTTTAAATGAGTTAATAATGGCCGCAAGAAAAAGTTCAAATTTATTGCCAGGTGTATTTCAGACCGATACCAATCAGAAATTTTTATCTGCAACTGTGGATCAGCTGATATCCGAACCCAGACTAACCAAAGTCAACGGATACATAGGCAGAAAGTTTGCGCCCACCTACAAGTCTGGTGACAACTACATCACAGAAATCAGTGCTGACAGACAAAACTATCAACTTGAGCCCAGTCTGTTGGTCAAGGATGAGTCTGGTCAGATAACTTTCTTTGCCAGTTATGACGATTTTCTAAACAAGATAAAATACTACGGTGGTTTTACTGATAAACAAAGTCGTCTGTTTGAGCAGGAATATTATAGTTTTGATCCTGGTATCAGTTACGACGCATTTGTTAACTTTAGTCAATATTACTGGCTCCCCGACGGTCCTGAAGCAGTGTCAGTGAATACCACCACAATTGAGTTGGTGAAAAATTTCCGAGTTGTCAGAAATGTTGCCAGTGACCGATATGACTTTTATGATAACAATATTGTCAATAACAGCATTACTCTGGCACGTGGCGGCACTTACACATTTACGGTCAATCAGCCAGGTATACCTTTCTGGATACAGACTGAACTGGGAATCGACGGAGCAATTAATGCCACACCTGCTATATCGTCACGTGACGTTTTGGGCGTGGAAAACAATGGGACTGATTCGGGTGTTATAACTTTCCGAGTGCCTCAGTCAGATGCACAGGACCGTTTTGTCAAGATGAAAACAGTCTACAATGTGGATTATGCATTCTCCATGGCATATGCCGACATACATAATTCCCGACTGTCTGAGTTTCTAGAAAAGTTTCCAGAATATTATGGGATAACCAATCAGTTCGTTGGTAAAACCCTGGTTTTGGTTGACCAAAATCTTTTAACCAGTCGAGGTGAAGCAGCCTGGTCTGGCGATGGCATCTACGATGAGCAGAATTATAATACAAACCCATTTGATTCCAGTGACATCATACCAGAGAATCAGAGATCCGGGGTCTGGCAAATACTTTATTCAGAATCAGGAGTTCCAGAAGATCCAATCATAAAACTGGTACCAGTTCTGGTACTCAAACAAGATCAGAAAGTTTTTGTCAAATCTGGCATTCGAGCCAGTCGGGAATTTTATCAGGACTATGATGGCCTACTGAAACCCATGCCATTGTTGAGCAATCTACAGGATACTTTGTATTTTCAGGATGGCGACAGTGCCGGCATTTATGGATTTTTAAAAGTAGTCAATCCTGCCAATGATGTCATTGATGTTGACCGAGAGATCATTGGCAAGAAACTCTACACCAGCCCCAATGGTGTCAAATTCACCAATGGTTTGAAAGTCAGATTTGGTTCAGATGTCAGCCCTGTACAATATCAGAACCAGGAGTTTTATGTTGAACGGGTAGGGCGCGGTATACATCTGGTGCCAGTTGATATTCTGGTGCGTCCCGAAGCATACAATGATGAAATTGCCCAGAATTATTCAGATGAAATTTTTCCTGAATACATCACTATTAATCGTGATTCCATTGATCTGAATGCCTGGTCCAGAAACAACCGATGGTTCCATATTGACGTCATAATTAAAACTGCAGCCTATAATAATCGCCAGCCGGCGTTGGACCAGCGAGCGCGTGCACAAAGACCTATTATACAGTTTGATGTCAACTTTCAGTTGTTCAATAATGGTAGAACCGCCAAGAAGCCCATTGACATCCTGGACGTCACTACTAGTGATCCGTTTAATGCCTACGACGGTCAGATCATTGAATCAATTTTCGGTATCAAACCTTTTGATGGAATGCGTATCCTGTTTTCAGCAGCTGAAGATCCATTGGTGAGAAATAAGATTTATGTCATTAATCTCATACAGTATGATCTAGATGATTCTGGGTTGCCAACAGGACCACGACGTATTGCCTTGTCTATTGCCGAGGACGGAGATGCCGCTGTCTGGGATTCAGTGGTGGTCACGCAAGGGCAATATCGGGGCGTCACCTGGTGGTTCAATGGTAACCAATGGGTCCAGGGCCAGCAAAAAACACAATTGCAGCAAGAACCCCTGTTTGACATCATTGATTCAGATGGTCGTAGTTTGTCAGAGTTTTACCGCAGTACATTTAACGGAACTCGACTTTTTGGTTATGTAAGAAATGCCGCTGGGGTCACCGATAAAATTTTGGGATTTGCTCTGAAATACAGAAATTTCGGTACCCAGGGCGACATTGAATTTGAAAATTACTATGACACTGATGTGTTTAGTTATGTTGAAAATCAACTCACACAGAGTGATTTGAGAATTTCTGATTACGGATTCCTTTATGAGATTCAGTCTGACGGGGAACTTGCCCCAAGAAACAACTGGCGCACAGCAGTGGAATCCAGCCGGCAGTATCAGATTTTAAACTTTACATACGATGGCATTAATAATTCGTTTCAGCTGGATGTTGTTGCTGCGGAATCGACCAGTGTGCCCAGTCTGAAAGTATATAAAAATAATGTTTTTCTTCAGACCAATGAATATCAACTTGTCGATAATAAATTAACTGTCACTGCGTCATTGGCGACTAATGACAAAATTGATGTATTAATTTATAGCCGGAAACCCAGTAATATTGGATATTATGAAGTTCCCAGTAACTTAAACTTAAACGCACAGAACATAGACCTGAATCAGATATCTCTGGGGCAGGTGAGAAATCATCTGGTGGCTTTGAGCCAGAATTCCACAGAACTAGTGGGTAATATTCTGTCCACAAACAATCTCAGAGACATTGATATAACCTCACAGGGCGGCACCATACTACAGCACAGTGCACCGGTGACATACTCCATGCTGTTTTTGATGGATAAGTCTGCAAATTTCATTGATGCATTGCGATTTGCACAACTAGAGTACAGTAAGTTTAAAAATAAGTTTTTGGAATTGGCTCAGACTCTGGGTGGCATTGAATCCATGACACCCGAGGCTGGTGTTGATGCCATTATGGTGAGTTTGACCAATATTAAAAATATATCGTTCCCCTGGTATTATAGTGATATGGTACCATATGGTACGCTCAAGAGAGTGGTCAATGGACAGGGTTACACAGTATTTGATCCTCTGGTTCGTTCATACGAAATCAATGGAGTGTTTAATGATCAAGTATTAAGTAGCCGTGCAGTTCTGGTCTATCTGAAAAAATACAATCAGAATAATTTTGTGCAACTGATTAACCGTTTAGATTATACATTTGATCAAACTCGTCCAGCCGTTACTATTGAAAGTCGTGTGGAACTGGACATAGATGATGTTATCAAAATTGTTGAATATGACAACACTGATGGCAATTATATACCCGAGACCCCCACCAAATTGGGGTTATATCCCAGATATGTGCCTGAAATTTTTCTAGACAATACCTATAGACAACCCATAAATGTCATCAGAGGTCATGATGGTAGTATTATTCCAGCATTTAACGATTATCGAGATAATCTGATATTGGAACTGGAAAAAAGAATTTACAATAATATAAAATTACCAGAGACAAATATCAACAGTGATATAATGTCATTGACTCCCGGCAAGTTCAGATCATCCGATTATACTCTGGGCGAAGTCACACAACTGATTTCCCGAAGTTTTCTGGCCTGGGTGGGAAACAATCGATTGGACTTTTCCACCAATCAGACCTTTGCCAGCAACGATTCATTTACCTGGAATTATTCGGGCAGTCAGGACAGAATTGACGGCGAATACATGCCTGGAAATTGGCGTGCATGTTATCAATATTATTACGACACACAGCGACCACATCTGACACCCTGGGAAATGCTGGGATTTACTTCCCAGCCAGACTGGTGGCAGGACTATTATGGGCCTGCTCCCTACACTGGTGCCAATCAGGTGCTGTGGGATGATCTGGAAGCCGGTAGAATCAGACAGGGATTTAGAAGCCTGATAGATCAGGGGCAGGGCCCAGGCATTGATCCCACCTTTGCCAGACCCGGTCTCAGTCAGGTAATACCTGTGGACGAACATGGAATATTACTGAGCCCAGCTCAGATTTTGGCCAGATCCACCCATCCCAAATCTGCGGCCAGTGCCTGGAAAGTGGGGGATTTTGGTCCCGTCGAATGGGCCTGGCGCAGCAGCAGTGATTATCCTTTCGCAGTTCAACGTGCCATGGCTCTGGGAAAACCAGCCAGATATTTTGGGCTGTTAATCGATACGTATGGATACAAATCAGACAGTCTGATTGATCAATATCTGACACCCAATAAAAATCACCTCAGGCAGACCGATGTCAAATTTAACGGCGATATTACTCAGACTGGCGTAGTCAGAAGTGCCGGTTACATAAACTGGATCATTGATTATCTGAAAAACCAGGGCCTGGATCCTGTGAGCAAATTGTCATATATTCTGAAAAATTATCAGGTCAATCTGGCCTACAAGATGTCAGGGTTTACTGACAAAAAATTTATTCGGGTCCTGGCAGAGCAAAGTAGCCCCAGCAGCACCAATGACAGCATTATGATTCCTGATGAAAACTATCAGATTCATTTGCATAAATCAACCCCCATACAGAAACTCACATACAGTGCAGTGATTGTACAAAAAACAACCAATGGGTACAGTGTCAAGGGATACAATTTAAACAATCCTTTCTTTACCATTATACCCAGCCAGACCAACAATAACAGCACCAAAATACAGGTCTTAACCGAAATTGCAACTATTTTTAAAGACTATCAGAGAGTCAAACTCACTGTGCCTTATGGTTATGAATTTAAAAATCCGCAGCAAGTGGTGGATTTTCTCATAAGTTATGAGCGATATCTTCTGAGTCAGGGGTTTACATTTAATGGGCGAGATCCCGACCTCAGGCAGCCTCGTAACTGGAAACTCAGTGCGCAGGAATTTTTATTCTGGTCACAGCAGGGCTGGGGTGTTGGCAGTATTTTGGTTTTGAGTCCCACGGTCAATGATCTGGCCCTGGTGACCAAAAATGCTGTGGTTGATGAAATTAGCAATAGCCAGATTGGGTCAAGAATTCTTGATCAGAATTTCAAACTTGTCAAGAACAACAACTACAATGTGGTGAGAACTCCCACAGATTTTAAAATATCATTGTCTGTCACCGGTAGCACAATTGGATTTGTGGAATTGGACCTGGTACAGTACGAACACGCATTAATTTTTGATAATCTCACAGTTTTTAATGACATCATTTACAAACCAGAACTGGGCAATCGACAATATCGATTAAAATTAATCGGACAGAAGACCTCAAACTGGGACGGCAGTCTGAATGCACCGGGATTCGTATACAGTTCTGATCAGATTCAAACCTGGCAGCCTGGCCGAGATTACCAGAGAGGCGAACTTGTGCAATACAAGGCACAGTACTGGGTGGCGCTGGAATTTGTGATTGCCACCACTGATTTTGCCTGGACCAAGTGGAAACAGATTGAGCAGTCGCAAGTCCGTGTTGGTATGCTACCAAATCTTTCTACTCTGGCGGTTAAAGGTCTGATTTCTTACGACAATTACGGGCAGATACAGGATTCAGATCAGTTGAAATACAGCTATGGGTTAATTGGATATAAACCCAGGCAGTATCTGACAGATTTGGGTCTTTCAGACGCCACACAGATTGAACTTTACAAAGGATACATTAAGCAGAAGGGCACAGAAAATGCGGTCAATCAGCTGACCAAATCCAAATTCAATAACATTAATAGCGATATCAAATATTACGAAGAGTGGGCGGTGCGTGTGGGTGAGTACGGGGCGTTAAACATGAATCCCTATGTGGAAATCGCTCTGGACGAAACTAATTTTGGAGTCAATCCTTCCCTGGCCAGGTTTGTTGAGGATACGTCAAGGGATCAGGGTGATGGTATTACAGTTTTCAATAAAACACAGTTATACGGGTCATCTGGGCACTTCAGTGGGTTTGTGGCACTAAACCGATCAGTGATCAGTGATATTAGTAATGACATTCCCACAGCTGGGTACGTTAACATTGAAGATATAGATGCCACTTTATTTGATCTCAGCTATTATTCATACATTGGGTTAGATATAGATTACGTTGGCAGTGGTTACACCATCTGGTGTGCTCGAGATTTTGCCGGTGATTGGAACGTTTATCGAGTTACTGAAACCGACAACCACATTATCAGTGTTGCCAACAGTTTAGACAACTATGTGTCATTCACCACACAGGCACCACATCAATTAACTATTGGTGATGTGTTTTTGGTCAAAGGACTGAATTCTGCATTTGATGGGTTTTATCGAGTTCACCAGACCCAGGGACTTGATCAGATTATTGCTCTCTATCAGGGTGATCCCGCAAATTATCAAAATTTAACTTCTCTAGACGGATTTGCCATGTTACTCAGACTGGACAGCATGCGATTCCGATACATGGAAGATGCCAGAATTTATGGTCTCAACAACCCCCTGCATGGGTGGAAAGCCGGAGATAAAATTTGGATTGATGTGGATGCGGCCACCACAACAGCAAATGGTCAAAGTCAGGACACTGAAAGTGGAACCTGGAAGGTCTACGAGAAAACCATGCCCTGGGGGCTACAGCAGAACTTATCCAAGGCGTCTGGGGAATATGTGACCAATGATGGTTTTGGCACTTCAGTTAAAATGAATGCCGACGGGTTATACGCAGTTGTTGGGTCACCCAAATCTCTGAACACCGGCACAGTCACAGTATTCAATAAAAACGCTTCAGGAGTGTTGGTCGAAGGAGAACAATTATTACCTAAATTGGATCAGACTCTGGATTACGGCGCCGAGGTCAGTCTGGCCACTGAAAGGCTTGCAATCGGTGCCCCTGGCAGTGTCAGTAATACGGGTAGAGTCTTTGTTTACAACCGACCCACCGGGACCAGTACATTTTTACCAACACAGGTATTATCAGGACCAGCAAACTCTGCTGGGCGATTCGGATCCAGCCTGACATTTGATGAAGTTGGAAACTGGCTGTATGTTGGTGCTCCTGATGAAGACCGAGTATATGTGTATGGATTAAATCCCAGGGTCTCAGTCAAAACACAATCTCTGGCCATAAACTCTCCCACAAATATCATTACATTGTCCTTCAGTCCTGATGTTCCCAACAATGCCGAATCTTTGCTAATCACCGGAGTCAATCGAATATTTTTACCAGATATTGATTATACAGTTACTGGTAGAATTATAACATTTGCATCCAATTTAAGTTCTGGTGATTATGAAATCACACAAAGAAGTTACTACACATTGGTAAAAGTGCTTACTGGTCCTGCTGGCAGCGAATTTGGATATGCTGTCAGTGCCAGTCTGGATGGTGCGCAATTGGCAGTTGGTGCACCAAATGATTCAGTCACGGTCGATGATGCAGCCATCCCTGGTGCTGGTGCAGTGTATGTCTATGACCGATCCATTGAAGCGTTTAACACCATCACTGATGCCACTGACACCGAAGGTGTGACTTATCAGACACGGGGTAATATTGGGTTGATCTATCGAGTCACCATCAATAACACTGAAGTCTCTGACTATGTTGTTGCTGGTGACCATACTCTGAAATTTAAGAAAACCCCAGTTATTGGCCAGGTCATTTATGTTGAGACCAATGAATTTAAATTGTTGGAAAAATTAATTGGCATCGACAGTCTGGAGGGTGGGCTAACAGCCATACAGGAAAACTGCAGATTTGGTACAAGCCTGACCATTTGCAGCAACAACTGTGCCATCTATGTGGGTGCTCCCAATTACGATGCTGGTACACAGTATAACACTGGTGCAGTCTGGAAATTTCATAATCGAGGCAGATTGTATGGCACCAACACTGGCAGCACACGAGACCCAGTGTTCACACCAGGTGACACCATACGATTGGACAATTTTGAAATCACTGTCACTGGCACCAGTCTGGATGATCTGGTTCAAGACATTAACAATGCCAGCGTCTTGGGTGTGACTGCAACTAACCAAAACGGACACCTGCGTCTGGACAGTGATCGAACCGTGGCCAAAAATCTCTTGCGAATTCTCAGTGGTGAGAACAACACCGGGGATACTGACGGGGTCAGTAACGTTTATGCTGCTGCTGGCTTGTCAGTATTTGCGTTTATGCAAATTATCGTCACGCCCTATCGAAATGCCAATGAACAATTCGGTAAACGGGTTGTGCTGGCACGAAATGCCTACATGTTGGTGATTGCCAGTGATGGTGGCACCACCAGACATTATACTACTTTTGATCAGGATCAGACCTACATAGACGATCGTTCCACCGGTATATTTGATTCAGTCGTGAACAGCGGTAGTGTATACATATATGAATTATACGATGACCCCCGCAATGAGGTGGAACATCCGGGCAGATACGCATTTGCTCAGCAGCTGGACCCTGGCCAACTCAGAGCAGGAGATCGATTTGGTGCCGCCATAGATGTTGTGGGTCGTCAGATAGTGGTCACCGCACCGACGTCTGATCTGGTAAAAACCGACGCCGGCGCAGTTTATGTATTCAACAATCCCACAGGTCACAGAGGTTGGCATCTGATCAGATATCAGGAACCCAGGGTTGATATTGAAACTGTAAACAGAATGTATCTGTATGACACTATTTCACATACCATTTTAACTAATTTAGAATTTATTGATCCTGCCAAGGGAAAAATATTGGGCCTGGCCGAACAAGAAATTACTTTCAAAACTCCATATGACCCAGCCTATTACAATCGTGGCGCATCAACCCAGACTGATCTGGATCGCAATCTCTACTGGGGCCCATCACAGATTGGTCAGGTCTGGTGGAACCTGGACAACGTCAGATATCTGGATTACGAGCAGGGTGATTTGAGTTATAGAAGTGCCAACTGGGGCAGGGTATTCCCGGGATCAACAGTTGAAGTCTGTGAATGGGTGGAAAGTGACGTCCTGCCCAGTCAGTATTCTGGTGACGGCCAGGCCAAGCATGCCGACGACAGCGCCTATGTTGAGATCATGACAGTGGATCCAGTCACCAACATAATAACCAGCAAATACTACTATTGGGTCACCGGAAAAACAGAATTAGACTATAACATCCCATTTAGAAAACTACCCCTGAATTCCATTCGAAATCTGATTGAAAATCCCAGAAATCAGGACATTGCATATGCTGCATTGATTCGAAATAATGCTGTGGTGTTTTACAACCTGGGAAAATATTTGTCAGCACGCAATACCATATTACACCTGGACTATGAATTACAGCCCAACGATAGTCTGATACATAGCGAATATGACTTGTTACAGGTTGGTAATGTCAGCAGTGCCATACCTGAAAAAATTGTCAATAGGATGATTGACAGTTTATCGGGGATCAACAACACCGGAGCAAATGTGCCTGATCCAACATTGCCTCCGGCCAATCGTTATGGTATTAGTATCAGACCCAGACAGACCATGTTTGTGGACCGATTGCAGGCCATGTCGGATCTGGTGGACTTCGTTAATTCCATATTCATCACAAAGCCCATCACCAGACAATACGATCTCAGACAACTGATGTCAGAGGAGCCCATACCAGATGTAAAATATTCAGAATATGATCATCAGGTGGAAACCAGAATTGAACTGGATTATATTGACACGGTTAAAACACCTGTGGGGTATCGGGTATTGGTCAAAATAGACACCACCCAGGATGGCTTATGGGTAATATATCAACTACGGTCAGACCGGACCTGGCAGGTGACCAGGGTTCAGAGGTATAAAACTGAACTGTATTGGGATTTCGTTGATTGGTATGCTGAGGGCTACAACATCACTGATAAAATAGAATATGTGGTGGAAACTCTAGTGGATGCTCTGGCATTGCCTGCCAGGCCGGGTGATGAAATATTAATTCGAGTAAATCGGGGACTTAACAATGTCAGAGGTTGGAATTTAATTTCAGTCAGTGACAATGGTGAATTTCAGGTGGTTGGCATTGAAAATGGCACCATACAACTGAAATCATCACTATACAATCTCACAGATAATCAATTGGGATTTGACGGTCGTGGATTTGATTCCAGCAGATATGATCAGAACCCAAATATTGAAATTCGACAAATTTTAGCAGCACTGAAGGATGACATTTTTGTCAATGAGTTGCGCTCCGAATTCAACAATTTGTTCTTTGTCATGATAAATTATCTGATGACCGAACAAAAATATGTGGATTGGATTTTCAAAACCAGCTTCATTAGTGTGGCACACAAACTTCGTGATCTCAACCAATATCCCAATTATGTCAAAGATAATCAGACCTACTATCTGGATTACATCAACGAAATCAAACCCTACGCAACCAAGGTCAGAGAATACCTGATCAAATATGCTGGTGATGACAATTACGCTGGTGATGTCACTGACTTCGATCTGCCACCATACTATGACAGAGAACTTGGTCAGTGGAGAAGTCCGGACGGTGAGTATATTGAACAAGATCGACAACTCTGGGCCACCGGATATCTGGCTGATGGTACGCTGATTAACCCAGATTACCCACAATGGTATCAACACAGACATCATCAGATTGTTGCGATTGTCGTTGAAGATTCTGGTCAGGGATATACATCTGAGCCCACTATCACCATCGTGGGCGGTGGTGGCAATGTGATAGCTGCCCGAGCACGCGCCCGGATAGATTTTGACACCGGGCAGGTTATTGACATTGAGATTGTTAGTTCTGGTAATGGGTATGCCAGTACGCCCACGGTGGTAATCAATGGTAGTTGTGAACGCCCAGCGCGTGCATATGCAGTTTTAAAAAATTTACAAGTCAGAAGCTTTGATTCAACCCTGAAGTTTGACAGAATCAACTATACCAGTCTGGTTAAAGAGTGGGCAGCAAACACTGTTTATGCGGCGGGTGATATCCTGACTTACGCAGTGCCTGACGGTGGGACCCTGGTCAGAACGGCCTATCGTGTACTGAACAATATGGTTACTGGGGCACAATTTGACCCCACCAATCTGGAAATTTGCCCGGCGGATTACTTTACCAATGCCAATGACAGAATCATTGCCTATTATCAACCACTGACGGGCGCAGTGGGCAGAGATTTGAGAAAATTAATATCAGGTATTGATTATCCGGGGGTGGGTATTACTGGGTTGACATTTGATCGGCAGCCGGGATTTGACGGACTATTAGATGGTGAGCCCTTTGATGCAGTGGAATATGACGAGGACGGAAACCCCATACTGAGTCGGTCTGCCGTTGACACAATCATTCGCAGCAACTATCTGGATAGTAATTTAGGTCTCAGACCCGAAGACATTGATGTCGATGGCGGTGCATATGTGGATACCTATAGTAGCCACGCTCCTGAAGAACTGGTGCCAGGCATAGTATTTGATACTTTAAATCTCAAAGTCTATACCAAGGTGGCTCTGGGAACAACACTTCTGGGGTATAGAATATTTGTTGATATGCTGGGAGTGCCTCACTATACCAGAATTGCATCTGCCTACTCCACCAAATTAACCAGAGATTTAAATCTAAATGATCAACGTATGTACGTGGCAGACGCCACCGTGTTGGCCAGACCTGATCCCACCACTGCCACACCAGGCGTGGTGTTTGTCAACGCCGAACGCATCACATACTATCGAAATTATGCCACTGAAGTCAGATTCTGGGTCCCCAATGTCAGTTATCGATCCGACACTGTGTTGAGCCACGGCAATATTATTACCTTCAGTGGCCCAGTGACTGCTAACATTGGCGATACCATCCATCAACCAGATTCTGGTGCTAACATCAGAGTGGTTTCCAATGTAGTGTCCAGTCTGGAGGTTCCAGCACAATATACATTATCGCAAGGGCGAATCGTTGGTAATGTGCTGATTATGGGATCGGGAACTGTACAAATAATTGCCGCGGGTCAATTAAACGCCAGTAATTTATCAGTTTACCCCACTGACACTCGTACTGGATATTACCGCTCTCTGACAGAGCTGCCAGCGGCTACCAGCCTGGATTTTGACAATGTTGAGTTCATTGATGACATTAATATTTTGACTCAGCTAAGAAGAGGCACACAGGGAACCAAAGCTGGAATTCAGAGCGCCGGGTTGGCAGTGCTGGACGCTGGTGTAGATCAGAATATTCCTGGGATCAATATAACAGCAACAACCATTACTGGTAATGTGACATATCATACAACATCGACACCGCCATACGAGTTATTACTGTCTGGTAATGTCGTACCCGAATTGGGCAGCTATATCACACAGTCCAGCAGTGGTGCAAATGTGACTGTGACTGCCATCAGTGATTCACCTGCTGACACCATTCAGTTAAGTGGGGTAATGTCTGCATTGCCGGGAGATTATATCACTCAACCCAGTACTGGTGCCAATGCTCTGATAAGAAACTCATCAGAAAACCAGATCTATCTGGACATTGTGTATACAGCAGGGCAATTTGGAATTGGGTCCGGTAACGTTTTCATCAACGGCAAAAACACTGGAGTATATCCCACCGCAGCCAAGCAACGTGGAGCATCACGCATTACTGTGACCTATAATACACCCACACCATTCGATTTCACAGATGCCACTATAGAATTAAGTGGAAGTGTCACAGTCAACTCCGGGGACTTGATTGGTCAACTCGTTGGTGGTGCTGAGCTACGGGCGAGTCGCACTACTATTGACTCTAATCGGATATATACAGTTTACCAGAATACCAATGACCTTGTCATTGGTCAGGGCAATATACAGATCAACGGTCAGCCGACTTCAGTTTATCCAATAAATAGAACTTATAATTCCACAATATCTAATGAAATCACCATTGACGGTGTTCGCCAACAGTTAATTTGCCCTGTGTCAGTGTCCTTGGTTGGTGGAACTGATGCAAACGGAAATGTGACACTGACCACAGGTACAAAAGTTTTACAAGAGAAAATTTGGTATAGTCCTGGTGTAGGCACTGCTGCCAACGGTGAGGGATTTGATACAACTTCAACCGAGCAAGTTTTGTTCCTTAAACAGCGTGCTGCAGAATTACTGACCAGTTCGGAATTGTCTGATGAGGGCGATGAAGATATAGTAAATATACTAATTACTGAAGACGGAAAAATACTGTCGGCTGAGTTCGGAGGTTATCAATGACAATTAAAATTAGCCAGTTAGGAACACTGAGTACACTGGCTGGAAACACTCTTATACCAGTGGTGGAATCCACAGGAACTGGATTTACCAGCAAAAAAATTCAGGCGTCTGCTCTGAGAAGTTTTTTTGCCAATCTTGCCACCGGTGGAGATTCGGCAAATTTAAGAATTAATTCTGATTTAATCCCATCGGCCGCTGGGACATATAACCTGGGGTCTGCTGGCTCGCCCTATGCTGATTTTTATCTGTCAGGAACTCTGGCTACCAGCAGTGTCATACAAAATACTTCTAATATTCAATCGCAGTCCACAACCACTGGTGCATTGGTGGTACAGGGTGGAGTTGGGGTAACCGGCAACATCAATGCTCAAAGTGTTGCTGCAACCAGTTTGACTGGTACACTTGCCACGCCTAATCAACCCAATATCACTGGGGTTGGGGTAATTACCAGTGGTACCTGGCAAGGGATGTCCATCACTAATACATATCTGGCCAACAGCAGCCTGACAATCAACGGCACAAGTGTATCACTGGGCGGCATTGCGACCGTCACAGCCAACGCAGCAACCCTGACTGGTACCGCCCTGAACTCAACCGTTGTTGCATCGAGTTTGACATCAGTGGGTAACCTGACTTCATTGAGTGCTCGTGGTGCAATTACCACAACCGGTAATATAAGTGCCGCGTATTTCATTGGTGACGGCAGCCAATTGACCAATGTTCCGGCCAGTGCTCTGATTGGGACTGCCTCGTCAATTGCAGTGAGCGGAAATATCACTGCAGGCAACGTTTCAGCAACTAGATTGACTGGTACATTAACTACGGCATCACAAACTAATATCACAGCAGTGGGCAATATTGTCACTGGCACCTGGTCAGCGACACCAATTCAGAACGCATACTTGGCCAATAGCAGTATTACCATCAACGGCACAGCGGTATCATTGGGCGGCAGTGCAACTGTCACAGCCAACGCAGCCACACTGACTGGTACAACATTAAACGCAACAGTAGTTGCTTCAAGTTTGACATCAGTTGGTAACATCACAAGTGGTACCTGGTCGGGTTCAGTAATTCAACCAGCTTACATTGCTACCCTGAACCAGAACACCACAGGAAGTGCAGCCAGCTTGACCACCTCACGTAACATCAACGGAGTGGCATTCAATGGCACAGCTGACATCACTGTCACAGCCAATGCGGCTACCCTGACTGGTACAACATTGAACTCAACAGTTGTGGCATCAAGTTTGACCTCAGTGGGCAACCTGACTGCACTGAGTGCCAGTGGCAATATTAGTACTACCGGTAACGTTATTGCTGCCAAATACTACGGCGACGGTAGCAGCCTAACTGGAGTAGTGGCCACTGGTATCGGTAACCTGACGTCAATCACAGTGGGAAATATCACTAATGCCAATACCAATGGTGTTGGGAATATTGGGTCATCCACAAATAGTTTTAATACTATATTTGCTCGAGCAACGTCTGCACAATACGCGGATATTGCCGAATGTTATTTGGCAGATGCTGCGTATACACCAGGCACAGTTCTGGAATTTGGTGGCAAATTTGAAGTCACTGAATCCACTGATGAGTCTCAGAGAATTGCTGGTGTGGTGTCCACCAATCCTGCATACGTCATGAATGATCAATTACAAGGTCAGCACGTGGTGCAAGTGGCACTATTGGGCCGTGTGCCCTGTCGAGTTCGTGGAAAAATATTCAAAGGTGACTTCATGGTGGCAGGCGGCAGCGGCTATGCCAGGCCCACTGCCTATCCCAAATTTGGCACTGTGATTGGCAAGGCACTGGAAGATTTTGATGGTGTTGATGGTATTATTGAAATCGTGGTGGGTAGGCTCTGAAATGCATACTCGGACCGAAATAAATAATGATATGAATAACATAAATCAACAATCATCAGAAATTCAGACACCTGAAAAGACCCCCGACGAACGTGGCGGAGTGCACATTCAGGGTCATATCAAGATTTTTGATCCTGTGACACAGGAAGTTTTTGTGGACAAAAGAAATGCCATTCATTATGAGAATATGAGTGAGGCATTGGCATTGAGTGTAGCCAACAAAGGCAACTCGTTTATCAGCGAAATGCATTTTGGAAATGGTGGTACCACAGTGGATCCCACTGGCGTTATCACATATCTGCCCACAAACACCAATGTACAGAATGCCAATTTATACAGTCCCCAGTACTATAAAATTGTTGATGACACCAACGCTGCCAACGGTGACCCTTCCAGAAACAGAATGGAAGTCACACACATTCCTGGCCAGATATACACTGATATTGTTGTCAGATGTCTGCTGGACTACGGTGAGCCCAGTGGGCAGGCAGCCTTTGATAACAGCCAGGACCTGAACGGTCAGTTTGTATTCGATGAATTGGGACTCAAGGGGTATAGTTTAAACGGCCCTGGTCAGGGAAAATTACTGACACACGTAATTTTTAGTCCAGTTCAAAAATCACTCAACAGATTGATACAAATTGATTATACAGTTCGCATACAGACACTGACTAATTTGAGCACAAACGCATAACTAGGAAAAGATCATGTCATATATTATAAGAAAAACCAACGGCACAACACTAGGCACCATCCTGGATGGCACCATTGATGACAGATCCAAGACCAGTCTGCGGCTAGTGGGCAGAAATTACAGCAATTACGGTCAGATCATAGCCGACGATCTGGTGAGTTTACTGGAAAACTTTGCCTATGGCATTGCCCCACCAAATCCTCTGGCGGGACAACTCTGGTGGAACACTGACGATCAGAGATTACGTGTTTACAATGGATCTGCATTTAAAATTGTCAGTAGTTGTACCGCACAAGACACTGGTCCTGTGACCACCACTGCTGGTGACCTGTGGTGGGATTCAGTCAACAAACAATTGTATGTTTATGACGGAACTACCCCCTACAATTTGTCCGGCTGGCGTCTGATAGGCCCACAGAGAAATGGCAGTGGTGCCGTCTGGGAACAGATTGCTGATACTACGCAGACTGTCCACGACGTTGTTTCCATATATCTGAACAGAGTTCGAGTTGGTATCATCTGTCTGGATACTGAGTTTACTCCAGCAACTCCCATTGCAGGATTCAGTACCATTAAGCCGGGGCATAATCTCAACAGTTCGGGAATATTCAATGGCACCTCTGTTGATAGTCGGAAGTTGGCTGGAGTCGCAGCAGAAAACTATCTGAGAAGCGATGTCAATGGTACCACCACAGGATCACTGACCATATCAAATAATTTGGGTCTGACCATTGGTAAATCAGCCAATCTGCAAATTACCACCAGTTCCATAGGTGATGTCAGTATAAAGAACACCAGACTCAATGGCAGAATCAGCTTGTATTCCAATACCCAGGGCTCAAATACCGAATCATTTTACATTGATGGCGGCACCGGTAAGACAGTGATGAACTCAGCGGCAGTGGGCGACATTACCACATCCACATCCACCACCACTGGTGCATTGGTTGTTGCTGGTGGGGTAGGCATTTCTGGTGGTTTGAATGTAGGCGGAGTCGCAAACTTTTTGGGATCAGCAACTGCTGTGACTATGCCCACAGGAACTGCCAACACCAGCGTGGCCACCACCGAGTTTGTTATCAGTAGTTCGGGATTTTTGAAAAATAAAATTTATGTGGGTTCAGAAACATATGTGGCGGTTGAAGACTTTGGTGTGGGTAATATGTCCGTGGTTGTTGATGGTGTCACTGTGGTGACTGCTAGTCGAGACGGACTGAATTTAGCAAGTGGTGCCACCGCCGTCACCCAACCCGACGCCCACAACAGCGCAGGCAATGCCAGAGTTGCAACCACCCAGTTTGTCAAAACAGCTACCCAATGGTGGGGCGGCAGTGCAAAATTTGTTAGTCCCCAATCCCCCAACCCCGGAGTTAATGATACGGGTTCTCGGGATGGTGATTTTTGGTTTCAGTACATTTGATCAGGTTTCGAATAAATATATACTATTATAGGTCATAAACGATGTCATACACAATTACTACCACTTCGGGCACCACAATTGCAACTGTTGCAGACGGGACCGTTAATAATTCCAACACCAGTTTGACTCTAATTGGTAAAAACTATGCTGGTTACGGGGTCTTTTTAAATGAAAACTTTGTAAAACTATTAGAAAACTTTTCTTACGGTACTCCCCCAGCCACTCCGCTAACTGGACAAATTTGGTATGACACCAGCGTTGGGGTTTTGAAGGTCTACACTGGATCAAACTGGAAGGCAATTAGTAGCTCTGCATCTGGTGCCACCTCCCCAGTAAACCCAGTCATTGGTGATTTGTGGTGGGATTCAACAAATTCACAATTAAAAGTCTGGAGTGGCACCACCTGGGTCATCATTGGGCCATCCTATACTTCTACATCAGGCACCAGTGGTGCTCTGGTGGAAACCATACTGGACACATCCAGCGTCAGCCACGTCATTGTAAAATTTTATATTTCCAACACAGTTGTGGGAATACTGAGTAAAGACGCAGTATTTACTCCACAAACCAGCATTGCTGGGTTCAGTACAATCAAACCAGGTTTTAACCTGGTAAGTACCAGTGCCATCACTGGATCACAGTTTTCAGGGGATGCCAGTAACGCTTTGTCACTACAGGGCATCACGGCCAACCAATTACTGCGTAGTGATCAGAACACCAGCACCAGTTACAACATAACAGCCGGTGGGCTGACCATTGGATCAGATTTAAGTATCTCTTCAGTTTCAGCGTCAGAAGTCGGCATTGTCAACACCACACTGAACAAAGATTTGAATTTGTATGTCAATGCCGGCGGGGTTCAGACCCGAGCCATTGGTGTTTTTGGTGGCAACGCAGCAGTGTTTCTCAATGGGGCGTCCCTGTCAGTTGCTGGCAACGCCAGAGTCACTGGTGCATTGACTGCAGCATCAAATCTAACAGTGTCCGGAACAGCAACATTTAACCAGACAGTCACAATTGGTGGACAAATTTTACCTAACAGCACAAACACAATTGAAATCGGGTCGAATAGCAATAAGTTTGCCAATGTTTGGGCAACTACCTTTAGAGGTACTGCAATAACTGCCAACTACGCTGACTTGGCAGAACGCTTTGCTGCAGATCAGCCCTACACTGCTGGCACAGTAGTGGCACTGGGTGGCACACGAGAAGTCACTGCAGTATCAGAAGATTTGAGTGAGGATGTATTTGGGGTAGTCAGTGAGCGTGCTGGATTTTTGATGAATGGTGCTGCTGGTGATGATTCAACACACCCCCCAATTGCAGTCAGTGGTAGAGTTCCGGTCAGAGTCATTGGCCGAGTTAAAAAAGGCGACAGATTGGTCGCAGCGGGCAATGGGCTTGCAAGATCTGCCAGACGGGACGAGATGACCGCGTTCAATGTCATTGGTAGATCTCTTGAAAATAAAGAAAAAGACGGCGAAGGCGTGGTAGAAGCCATCGTCAAACTAAATAGTTAAAAGGAACTAAAAAATGGCTTATCAGACCGGTGACTTGATCCTACGCGATCACTACAATACATTTGCAACAGGCAATGCCGATGGCACTGCCAACAATGCAGTAGCAAACATTAACACAGTATGGGGCGTGGGCTCAGGCGACAAGGGATATGGTCAGAGCACCACATTGTCGGCAGTGGCCACAGGTGATACTGTGACTGCCACACAATGGTCAACCTTGTTGGCAAGATTAAACAGCGTCCTGACACACCAAGCGGGCACTGGTTCAGGTATCACCAACCCAACTGCTGGTAGTATAATCACTGCCTTGAGTACACTTCAAACCAACGTTACCAACGCATTCAATAACCGCGCAAACTTTAACAGTACACGCGGTACACCAGCAACCACCAGTTTGGCTGGAACCTGGAACGTTGCAAGCCCAACAACATTCCAACAAGTTCGCACAGTGACATTTGCCAGCAGTGATCAGGCCAGATATTTCTTCAACGCCGGTGGCAGAATCGCATTGAGTTTTAGTGTGACCAACGGTGCAGACAATGCCAAAGAGTCAGCCTGGACCGCATTGTTGGGCACTAAATTGGCCACACTGAACTTTGATTTCACCACCAGTGGCCGTACCGGTACTGGCGGTACATTAACCACCGACGGCAGTGCAATTGGTTTCTGGGATCTGACAACATCAGATCAGACACTGATCAAATTAACAGATACCACTGCTGCTTACACCACCAACTATGTGGAAGTGCTGGCCAAAATTTCAGGTACTGCAGGCAGCAATGGTGGGTTGGGTAACGTTATCACCTTTACCATTAACTATAATGATGCTGCAACTGATACATTTGATGATGCAATCAATATGATTATCAATGCCAACGTGGTTGTTACTCCACCAGAAACCACCAATCTTACCAACACCTGGGGCACAGTAACACCCGCCGCAACAGTAAACTAATTTGATTTTAATCGGTTAAGTTTGTATAATAAAAGCACTGCTAGTCAGTGCTTTTATTTTGACACCACACTTTCGTAGATAATTACAAGTATGACCACCACCACTGAAAATATTATCAATCAGGTTAAACAAGCCACCGATTTTCAAATCAACAAACGTGCATTGCAGGAACGAATTAAAATTGACCTGCACCTGGCCCACAATGGTGGGCTATTTTTAGTTGATCAAACTTTGCTGGCCTTTTTGTCCACCTGGCCCACAGATGAATTGTTTATTGAGGATGTCTATGGCAATCCCATCTGTTGTGACCGATCAGAACTTTTGGCTCAGGCCCGGGAGTGTTATCAGACTGCAATGAATTCCTGGCATATTCAACATGAAGAACTGCGACGTGTTAGAAAAATCTAAAGGCGTATTGATCTTTGCCAACAACACTGGTTATATAGATTACACCACAATTGCCGCCAGAGCCCAAACCCTTGCAGAACATTATCTTAAACTGCCAGTGACCATTGTCACGGGTCAGGATTTTGCCAATAAAAGATATAATATTGACTCGGGGAATTTTGAAGCGTGGCACAATGGTGGCAGATATCTGGCCTATGAGTTGAGCCCCTACGATCAGACTATTCTGATAGACAGCGATTACTTTGTTTTTGATGACAATCTACTGAAAATTTTAGACGTGGTAAATGATTATCAGATCACAAAAACAAATAATTATGTCTGCAGTCAACACAGCAATCAGATGGGACAATATAGCCTGGACACACTCTGGGCAACCGTGATTGTGTTTAATAAAACTCCCAAGACCCGAATGTTATTTGATCTGGTGGGCGTAATTGAGCGCAATTATCAATATTACAGAGACCTCTACAACATCGAGGCCAGAAATTTCAGAAATGATTATGCATTTACCATTGCCGACAATATCATAAATGGATATTGTCCCAATCAGGAAAACTATTTACCCTGGCCTATTGTCAGCGTGCCTGGGCCCATTGATAGTCTGGAATTAAAAGATTTCAAGTTTTACCTGAAAACCTCAGGTCAGGCCCTGGTATTACCAAAGCAAAGTATTCATCTGATGAGCAAGGCCTGGTTATTATCTGATTCCTGCAAGCAATTAATCGAGGCAGCGACTAATGCGTGAATTTAAAAGTCAATTTGGGTTCTTGACCATTGCACAAAATAACGACAACACTGATTATCTGGAGTTGGCGTATCAGCAAGCACTGAACGTCAAGGCAACACAAAAACAAAATCAATTTGCGGTACTGGTGGATGCTGACACTGCCAAATTCATCACTGATCAGCATCGTGAGATTTTTGATTATATTATTGAATTCTCGACTGACCATGCTAAAAATGAACACTGGAAGATGAGCAATGAATGGCAGGTATTCCATCTGACCCCTTTCAAAGAAACCATTAAACTTGAAAGTGATTTGTTATTCACGCGGGACATCACACATTGGTTAGACGGGCTAAGACTCAGAGACATCTGCTTTAGTTTGCACTGTAAAAATCTCCAGTCTGAGAATATTACATCGAGTCCCTACAGAAAGATTTTTAAAGAAAACGACTTGCCGGACATCTACACTGGCATGTATTATTTTAGATACAGTCAGACGAGTGCGGACTTTTTTAGAACGGTGCGTGATGTTTATGCTGGTTGGGATACAGTAAAAAATCATCTGGCGTTGATCAATGAACCGCCCACTACAGACCTTGCATTTGCAGTGGCGGTAAAAATCGTCGGGTCTGATATCTGCACCATTCCTACCCAGGATTTTTTTAACTTTGTTCATCTAAAACCACAAATTCAGGGCTGGAATGAAACTCAAGCAGTGACTGATCATACAAATATTGAATGGCAGAACGATATAGTAAGAATCAACAATCGCAATCAGTATTACCCAGTACATTATTACGAGAAGGGGTTTGTTCATGCTACCAGGTGAGTCTGAATTTTTGCAGGCATTGTCGTCGGCTATATCAGCGACACCGGCGGTTGAAGAATACCGTGCATATTATGACGCGGATGGCTGGGTCACAGGATTTTCGGGCAGTGGATTTCCTGACAATGACAATTGGATAAACATCAGCAGAGAAATGTATGTGACACATGATTGGAGTTGCATGCGAGTAGTTGATGGAAAAATTTGTCGAGTCGAACCTGTATATTTTCATCATTTTGCTTTGACTCGCAGCAACAAGGGTGTTAAAGTAGTAAAAGATCATGCTGGAATTGTTGTAGAAGATGACTATTTAGAGACGGAATATTATGAGCGTAGAAATCGTTGATGTTGCAGATTTAGATTGTATTTTTCTCACCTATGACGAGCCAAAAAAAGAAGAATTCTGGATTAAAATTCAGAACATGGTGCCCTGGGCCCGACGTGTAGATGGAGTCAAAGGGTCGGATGCAGCACACAAAGCCGCTGCTGACGCCAGCGATACTGACCGCTTCGTGCTGATTGACGGTGACAATTTACCAGATCCAGAATTTTTTAATCTGCAGTTGAAGCTGGATACAACCAATCGGGACTGTGTGTTTCGCTGGAAAGCCAGAAACATCATTAATGGCCTGCAATATGGTAATGGTGGCATGAGCTGCTGGACCAAGGACTTTGTCCGCAACATGAAGACTCATGAAGCCAGTGACGGTTTAGCAGCCAACGATGTGGAATTCTGCTTCTACCCCAACTATTGGTCCATGAACGATTGTTACAGTGCAACCTATCCCAATGCCACACCTTTCCAGGCCTGGCGAGCTGGGTTCCGCGAGGGTGTCAAAATGTGTCTGGATCGTGGCGCCCGACCCAATATTGAACAATTCAAAGACCGTATTGTCAGTAGAAATTATGACAATCTCTGCATCTGGCAGACGGTGGGGGCAGATGTGGAAAATGGCTTCTGGGCCATCTATGGTGCCAGACTGGGCACACAACTAACCATGCTGCAGGACTGGGATTACCGGCAGGTACAGTGGTTTGATGCATTGTCTGAACTGTGGCAAAATTACAAAGATCACGAGCCTGATCATTGCACTGCTGTGGGCGATGAACTACGTCAGAGATTGGGGTTGAAAATTGTCGACATGGATCCCGACGCCAGTGCATTTTTCAAGCATCATTACCGGAGCAATTTTCAGAACAAAGGACCAATGATTCGTGAGTAAGAGCAAGTTCATGGGTACTGCTGAGGAAATGCGTGAAAAATTAGGTCATGCACTGTGCCTGGCCAAATGGCAGCAGGTTAGTTTACATTTGCCCACTGGGTTAACCAATAGTTGCTATCATCCTCCCTTGCATGAAATTGATGCTGCACCACTGACGTTTAATCCCGGTGCACTGCACAATACTGCACACAAGAAAGCGCAACGTAAGTTGATGCTAGAGCAGCAACGTCCGTCGGAGTGTGCCTATTGCTGGTCAGCTGAAGACAACGGCCAACTTAGTGACAGGCATTATCGCAGTGGCGAACCTTGGGCAGCAGAACACTATGAAGAAATAGCCCATGGCTCTTGGGATCAGGATGCCACACCCAGTTATGTGGAAGTTAACTTTAGTCATGGCTGCAACCTAGCTTGTAGTTATTGTAGCCCACAGTTCAGTACCGAGTGGGGCAAAGAAATTGATCGCTGGGGGGCCTATCCCACCACCACACCGCACAATGACCCCATACACTTTCAGGGACGCCGCAAACCCATTCCGGTTCGTGAAGAAAATCCCTATGTGGACGCCTTCTGGCGCTGGTGGCCAGAATTGTATCCCCACCTCAAGCATTTTCGCATGACTGGTGGTGAGCCACTCATGGACAAAAACACTCACCGAGTGTTTGATTACATCCTGGCCCTGCCCAAAAGCGATTTGCATGTGGACGTCACCAGCAATTTTAGTGTGGATGATGCACTGTTTGAAAAATACATGCACAAGGTTGAGCAACTGTGTCAGGGCACAAAAATTGAACACTTCATGCAGTATGTGAGTTTGGATTCGGGTATTAAAGAGCAGAGTGAGTACATACGCGGTGGGCTCAATCTAGACAAGTGTCTGCATAATACTGAAGAATTTCTAACCAGAGTGCCCTATCGTAACAGTCTGACTTATATCATTACCATGAGCAACCTCAATATTCTAGGTCTGCGAAAGTTATTGGAAATCATTCTGGAACAACGTAAAAAACACAGTCTGACTTATCAGCGTGTCTGGTTTGATACTCCCCTGCTGCGACAGCCCACCTGGCAGAGTCTGCAAATTTTGCCAGCTAGTTATGTTAGAATATTAGAAGATGTTGCTGATTGGATGGAGTCCCATCAACTACCCGAAGGTGTTGATAGATTTGATGGATTCAAAGATTATGAAGTTCAACGCATGCGCAGAAATATTGCCTGGATGAAAAATGGGCGGGATCTAGATCCTGAATATATACAACAACAACGTGCAGATTTTTATAGATTTTTTAACGAATACGACAAGCGTCGAGGATTTAGTTTTATTAGCAGCTTCCCCACAATGAAGGAATTCTGGCAAGAGTGCCGATATTATGCCGAAAATACATAACGAAACAGATTTAGAATATAGACGTAGAGTAATCGACATCAAGTCTGAAAGTTTCTGTGCCGCCAAATGGTACAATGCCACTATCTGGCTGGGGTCGGGTATGACCACTAGTTGTCATCACCCATTACCACATAAAGTTTCAGTCCAAGAGGTAGAGGCCAACCCCAGAGCTCTGCATAATACGCCACGCAAAAAGCAAGAACGTCATCAGATGCAACAGGGAGAAAGACCTACCGGCTGTGAGTATTGCTGGAAAATTGAAGACATGGGCGTGGATGCCATAAGCGATAGAGTATATAAAACTGTAATTTATAAAGACGAGGACCTGGATCTTGCATACAACACTGATTGGAATTCGGACATTAATCTTAAAACTTTGGAAATCGCATTTGATAGAACTTGCCAGTTGGCCTGCAGCTATTGTAATCCTGCTTTCAGCACTAGCTGGGTACGCGATATTCACCGAAATGGAGCATACATCAATCTGGTCAGCGATGGTCGTAACCATTTCACTCATGAGCATGATAGTGCTCAACTTTATAAACTCGGTGAAACTAATCCGTATGTGGAAGCATTCTTCAAATGGTGGGAAACCGACCTCCACCAGACCCTGACTGAACTCAGAATCACCGGCGGTGAACCGCTCATGAGCGGGTATACAAAACGTCTGTTGGATTGGTTCAAGAATAATCGTGGAGCTAGTACGACCAGACTGGCCATTAATAGCAACCTGTGCTTTGACCAATCAGTGCTGGAAGAATTACTAGACAGTACCCAAGGCATCGAACTTGATCTGTATACCAGCAATGAAAGTCTGGGCGCTCATGCAGAATACATTCGCGATGGGCTTGAATGGCAGCAGTGGACGGATAACATGTGGTTCTTGATGCGCAGCGGTCGGTTGCGTAGCTTGCATGTCATGTGCACAATTAATGCTCTTTGCCTGGAAAGTTTGCCAGAATTTCTAACCATGCTCATGGAATGGAAAAGTCAATGGGGTCGAAATAACCCCAACTTTACATTAAACATTCTGCGTTTTCCCAGTTTTCAGAGTCCATTGGTGCTGCCTGATGATATTCGTATGAAACATCGACAGAGACTGGTGGATTGGTTAAATAGATTTAATGATCATTGCATGCTTCATGAGCATGAAAAGAATCATGTGCAACGTCTGATTGATTATTTGGATATTGTTAAAACTCCACACAGTGATGCGTTTGACTTGCCAGCATTACATAACGATTTCAAACAGTTTCATCAACAATATGATCAGCGTCGTGACAAGGATTTTAAAACAACATTCCCACAACTGGCCGATTGGTACACAACACTATGAGCGATTCAAACGATATTAAAAGTTTTTATAATAAAGGCTACAGTTACACGGCCAGAGCACCATATTTTGCTGATCTGGAAAGTTTAACAGAGAGACAAAAAGAATTGCTTTTGGAGAGCAAGACATTTTGTATGTTGCCCTGGGTGCACATGCATGCATTTCCTGATGGAAGAGTTTATCCTTGTTGTTTGGCAGACTACTGGCATCCCCTGGGGGATTTACGTAAAGACGACATGGTGACTGTGTGGAATCAAGATGCCTATAAACAGTTGCGTCAAAACATGCTGACTGAGAAGCCTAGTAAGGAATGCAACAAATGCTATGAACAAGAGAAAAGTGGATTTTTCAGCATGCGGTATGATGCCAACAGAAATTATGGTCATCATATTGCAGAAGTAGAACAGACTCTTGAAGATGGTGAGCATCCAGAATTCAATATTAGATACTGGGATGTGAGATTCAGTAATCTCTGCAATTTCCGTTGCAGAACCTGTGGGCCTATCTTTAGCAGTAATTGGTATAGTGATCACATTAAACTTTATAATAGAAACCCAGATGTTTTGGGTAGGGAAATGACCACAGTGGAGTACGCTGGCCGCCATGAGATGGATATCTGGGAGCAAATGCAACCACACATCCCGCATTTGGAACAAGTTTATTTTGCTGGTGGCGAACCTTTGATCATGAAAGAGCATTACCTGTTACTGGAAAAATTGATCGAGTTGGGCAAGACTGATGTCAGACTCATGTACAATACCAATTTTAGTGAGCTCAGATATAAAAATAAACATGTGTTTGAGTACTGGAAGCATTTTAAAACTGTTAACGTTGGTGCTAGTCTGGATGCCAGTGGTTCCCGCGCAGAAATCCTACGTAAAGGCACTGATTGGCAGCAAACGGTGGAGAATCGCGAGCGTATGATGCGTGAAGTCCCACACGCTGATTTTTATATCAGCGCAACTGTTAGTGCCGCTAATGTGTTGCATGTATTGGATTTTCACCGTGAATGGACTGAGTTGGGCCTAATAAAAGCTAAAGATTTTAATGTTAACATTTGTCAGAGTCCTGAATGGCACAGAATTGATGTATTACCAGAACAATTTAAACGAGAAGTGGTTGAGCCAGCATATCGTAAACATCTGGAATGGTTGCGCCCGCAGGACGATTTAAAACGAGCTACAAATGGTTTTGAAAGTGCCATCAACTTTATGATGGCCAAGGACAACAGCCAACACTGGAATAAGTTTGTTGCGGAGACCGCCAAACTTGATCGAGTCAGAAATGAAGATTTCTGGCAAGTATTTACTGAATTGAGCTCTTTACCACATGACATTACCTAATAGCATTTGCATATTGCCCTGGATTAGTGTTGAGACCAGCCCTGTTGGAACAGTGCGACCCTGTTGTTTAGCCAAAGATGAAATAACCAAACCATCGGGCGAAAAATACTTGCTTAAAGAGCATAATCTGGAAGAGATTTATCAGAGCAAGTACATGCAACGTCTCAGACAGGAATTTTTATCAGGAAATAAACCCCCCACTTGCGATCGTTGCTGGGAAGAGGAAGCTGCAGGTCGAACCAGCAAAAGAATCAACAGTCGAGTTCGTCTTAAGGAGTATTATGATCAAGTGGATTGGCACAACGTCAATCCTGACCAATTGTGGTTCATTGATCTTAAATTGGGCAATATTTGCAATCTCAAATGTCGTATTTGCGGCAGCTGGAGCAGCAGCAAGTGGGTCCAGGAAGAAATTGATTATGTGCCAGGTCTTGTCAACAGAAAAGAACATCTGGCTTATAAGTTTTTGCAGCAGGGCGCTTGGCCCAGAGAAAGTCCTGATTTCTGGGAAAATTTAAAAAGTCTGTTGCCCAACATCAAATATTTTGAGTTTACGGGCGGAGAACCTTTTCTAATTCAACAACATTTTGATTTGTTGGAGTATGCTGCAGAACATGGCCACAGTCAGCATATTGATATTCATTACAATACCAATGGCACTGTGTTTCCCGACGCTGCTGAATTATGGAACAAGTTCAATCGTGTGGAAATTGCTTTCAGCATAGACAACGTTGGCGAGAGATTCGAGCTGGAACGTTATGGTGCTGACTGGTCAGAAGTACAGGAAAATTTAAATAAATTTTCGGCCATGCGCAGCAAGAAAATCACCACGCAACTCTGCACCACCATGAATGCTCAGAATGTCTATTATTTGCCAGAAATTTGTGATTGGGCCAGTACTCAAGATTTTGACTACATATATTTCAATATGCTGCATGATCCCTGGCACATGAATATTGGTCGTATGACTCCTGCAGCACAACAGTTGGTGATTGAACGATTAACCAATCACAAGTTTCACACCAAATATCGTGCAGAGATTGAACGTATTATTCAGTTTATTCGTAATGGGTCTGGCAGTGATGGTCAGAAATTTCTAACAACAATGAAATTGGCCGACCAATACAGAAAACAAAGTTTTGCTGAAACGCATCCTGAAATTGCCAAGGCCATGGGGTATGATTGATTATTTACCGACTGATGTTTGCGGGCCCTGGAAAGATGTTAACTCAAACAACATCTTTCAAACGGTGTATCAACAATTTAAATTGTTACAATGGGGGCAGATTTATTTTGTTTTAAATGTGCAAGACATTACAAGAATTTCCATACCTAAAAATTATAAAAATATATTAATTAGTTTTCATACTGAATTTTATCATTATGACAAGTTGATACATTTTTTTAATTTACATGCTGACTGTGACTTTTTGTTAATTTGTGATGGTGATGCCAATGAAAATATATGGCCAGATCATGTAACATATTGTCCCTGGGTCACCTGGCACCAACAATTATCAATGGTTGTTGATCGGTACGGATACAATCAGGAAAAACGATCCCCAACAAAACGACTGAGTGCATTAAGTCGGCGCAATGATTTTAATCGCGCAGCAATTATTGCATATCTAATGAATGAATATGATCTAACAGACTGTATTGTTAGTTGGCATAATATAGACTATGGAATTTCACCCTGGTATTTTGATGCATCTGCCGGTGTGCCTGACAGAATCTGGCGATATCTAAGTAGTGAAAAATTTAGCCAACTCACCAATCTTTTTGCTGACGGCCCACTTGTGTTGCCCAACTTGCCAATCACCAATGGTGATTGGAGAAAATCTGCGTATTTGGATGCAATTTTAAATCTTACCAATGAAGGGGTTTATGGAACAATGTTCAATCAGGATAAATGTTATACTACTCCTTATTTAACAGAAAAAACTTGGAAACCTCTGATTGCCAGACAACCCTTTTTGCCAATAGGGCAGTTTAATACACTGACGCATCTTTCTAAATTGGGTATGAATTTTGACTATGGATTCAATTTGGATTTTGATCAGTGCAAACATGATTTTGATCGAATGATCAAAATATATGAGTTGCTTGAACATATTAAAAATATGGATTTTAATTCTTTGTTGAATGATTCCCAACCGTCAGCTGATCATAATTTAGAAATTATTATTAACGGCGAATTTTCAAAAAAATGTCAGGAACATAATAATGAAAATTTTGATTTGGTTGACAACTGGGTCTCAAGACACAGATGAAATTAGAGAAATCAGAAATTGCTTTTCACAAAAAGCCACCAACACTTTGTATGGCCCCCTGGGCACACACCTATCTGAGTCCGCAGACTGAGAGAAGAATGTGCTGTGCTAGTCGTGAGCCGGCACAAAACTTTCAACAGTATATTGATACTCGGGCCGGCACAGGCAAGTACATTCCCATCACACTAGAGCAGCATTGGAATAGCGAGCACATGAAGTCGGTGCGCCGGCGTATGATGGCAGGAGAAACATTGCCTGAGTGCGAAGTCTGCAATAATAAGCTACTAAATACCGACGTATACCGCAGCTATTTTAATCAGTTGTTCGGACATAAGTACAATAGCATATGGGAAACCACAGATGAATCGGGGTATACTACCATGCAACCTGTCAGCTGGGATTATCGTTTCAGTAATCTCTGCAACTTCAAATGCCGTACGTGCGGCGACATGTTGAGCAGTGCCTGGGAAACCGAACAACGGCAGCACAACATGATCAACTGGCATGACTCCAAGAATAATTGGCAGCGTCCAGAAATAAAAAAACAAATCGAATATTTTCAAGAAACACAGATTGAACAAGAGTTCGCTCAAGCAGTCGAGAACCATCAAGTTGAGGAGGTATATTGGGTAGGCGGTGAGCCTCTGATGTACGAACAGCACTGGCGTTATATGCGGCGCATTGTTGAACTGGGAGATGGTAAAAATGTTTACGCTAGATACAACACAAACCTTAGTCGCATCAATTATCGCGGCATCAATCTCTATAGCGATATTTTGGCTGGGCTACGCGACTGGCAAATATGTGCAAGCATCGATGGTACGGGCCGAGTTGGAGAGTATATACGAACAGGTCTCGATTATGCAACGTGGCTTGAAAACTTTAAGGCTGGTGTTCGAGTCGCTACGCATCGTCGTCAGATGAGAATTGATTTCACACTTACCCTGCCGGGTATGTTTGAAATAGCGAATATTCAAAAGTTAGCAGATGAACTGGGGGTGGATATCCTGGCCAAAGTGGTGTTTAGCTTCGGTCCGGATATCCTGCTTTCACCTCTGGCTTTACCTCGAGACATATTACATACTTGGATAGATGAATTGCTACCAGAGACTCAGGGAGCATTGCGGGATATATTGGTACAACTCAAAACTCGACCCACCTTCGCCGAGCAATGGCCCAACGAGTATACTGCGGGATTATGCGAAGGTAAAGCCAGAATTTTAAAATTGGAATCTATTCGCAAGGATACATATACATTAGCAGATATTCTTAGTCAGAGGCCCCAAGTTCATGAGTGGTACAAATCCATCGACAGTTAAAGTCACTTTAAGAAATCCCGTCAATAAGTCAGAGACCTGGGATTACTGGATCATTCCAGACCACCATCAACTGGCCCAGGATTGGGTAGTTGCACTTAGAGAATTGTTAAAGTCTGGCAGACCATTGGAAAAAAATTATTGTTTTATGGGATTTCCAGACACTGCTAGAAATTTAGAATATTTGTGTAACGAGCTCAATCGACACATTAAAACCATCAATCTTTTTAATCGAACAAAGGTCTGGCAAAATGCAGGGTTAGAATCATATGTCATTGAGGATTACTTTACTCCTGATGTTGTGAGATTTGGTAGTGACTATTCCGTTGGCTGGGACGATGAAAACCTGGGGCTCAGTGTCAAACACGAAGTAATGAACCGTCTGCATAATCATTTTGAAGTATTGCAGGGAGTTGCCTGGGACCTCAGCAGCTATTATAAATTAGCGGATTATGATACCAAATACGCCATCAGGCAATTAAACAATATTTGTCATGAAATTGAAACTCTGATTCTGAGTCAGCGTAAACGGGCAGTTTTACCAGACTGGGTGCGCCCCAGTCAGATTACCACATTCCTGCAAGCCCAACGATATGAATTAACGCCCGAGCACAGACAGTTATTTTTGACCAATGGTTATGATCGAGAATTTGGTAGAGTCTACATGCATTGGACACAGATTGGAAAAACTCTGTTTGAAGTCTTTCGTGACGAACATGCTCCCAGACTGACTGACACAATTTGTGAAGCCATCACTGAGCTCAAATACTACAGTGGCGAATTTGACATTGAGTGGGGCAATAATGTCACCTATGGTCGGGGATTCAAATGGCACGATCAGGAACAGGATCAGTTCCGCCAATGGTTGATAGATAACGGTCGTGACCCTGGGGATACCAATCTGAGTCTGGGATATTTGCCTATTGGGCAAGTTGATCTAATTAAAAGTTTTAATACCCAAAACCCGATTAAAATCAGAGAAATTTTGGGGAAGTATTTGGACATATATCAGATACAAATTGACGATGTCATTGGGGTCTATGATAATTGTTGGTCGGATGATGACCACCAACAGCAGCAAATTAATGCAATGATGGCTGGTTATGATTTTAGTAGCCGGGGGTGACAGCCTAATTTTTGGGTCGGAGTTATCTGATCAGATTAATCAAACACCTAGTGAAAAGACGTTTTCTGCTCAACTAGCTAGACTTGCTGGTCTGGAATATGTATCAACTGCCTTTCCTGGTAATGCTAACTCGGCTATTTCCAGAACAACTCTAAGAAAATGTCAGGACCTACAACGTCAGGGAAAGAAATTTGCTGTACTAATAATGTGGAGTTTTGTTTCCAGATTTGAATTTAGATTTAATTATCAGACACATCAACGAAATAGTCCCTGGTATAGCATAAATCCCTGGACCATTGAATCAGACTTAAAGAAAATTTCTGACAATTATTTTACTCCCAATTCTGATATTGAACAACGACAACTCAACAATATATTAACTGCCAGAACCACTGGAGTCGCAGATTTTGCATCAGTATTTTACAAACATGTAGGCAACAGTGAATATTATGAAATGTATTCCAGTTTTAGAGAATTTATTTTCATGCAAGATTATCTAAAATTAAATGGGATCCCCTATATTTTCCTGACAGCTGGTAATACATTTTATCAACATGAAAATTATATTAGGAGTCAGGATCACTGGCTATCTGATTTATATCAACTGATTGACTGGGACCAATGGTTTTTCTTTCCTGCAACATCGGTCAGTTTGACCCAGGAACCCAAAGGATTTTTTCACTGGGCGACAGAAAATAAATACCCAATGGGCACTACACACCCGCTCGAGGCAGCACACGATGATGCTGCTAATTTGATTAGGGAAAAATTCAATGAATTGGTTACGAAAAATTTATGATCGTATTGTTTTAGAAATTACCTACCGTAAGAGACTCCGAGAGTTGCGTAAACGTGATCCATTCATCTACAAATGATATTGGTCAACGGCTGTAGTTTTACATCGGGCGAAGAATCTCCCATTGCTTGGCCTCGCCTGCTAGATTTCGATGTAGTCAACATTGCGACTGCTGGTGCCAGCAATGATTATATTTTAAGAAGTACGGTGGATTTTGTGGATAACCATCGAGTGGACAGGGTCATTATTGCCTGGACCAGCCCCCATAGAATAGAAATTTCAAATAAACATTTGACTTCAGGTAGTTTTAGAAAATACGGAAAAATTGTTGAAGAAGTTTTCAAAGATTGGGATGAACAATGGGCATACTTAAAATTTTTAACGCAGATTAAATTACTTGATAACTATCTTAAGGACATACCACATGTCTTTGTCAGTGCATTTGATATACAGAAATATGCTTCTGGTGTTGGGTTAGATTGTTATTTGGGCTGGCCCAAGCAAGGTTTGGTGGAGTGGATGGGAGATTGTAGTTTGGGCCCTGGCGGGCACCCATTGGAAGTTGGACATCAATTAATAGCAGATCGAATCAATGAACATATTAGGAATCTCGGCTGGATTTCATGACGCAGGTGCTACAGTAGTTGATGGTAGCACCGGTGACATCCTATTTGCGGCACACAGTGAAAGATACAGCAAGCAAAAAAACGATGCCGACCTCTGTCAGGGCATAGCAGAAGCTGCGTTGGCACATGGGCCCATTGGCACAATTGCCTATTATGAAACTCCCTGGCTGAAGCAACTGCGACAGCTATACAGCGGTCAGGGCATCGAATGGGATAAACTAAATACCAAAAAAATCATAACAGACCAGTTGGGATTCAAAATCTCAGTCCCTGTCAGGACTTATCAGCATCATCTGAGTCATGCCGCTGCGGGATTTCAGACCAGCCCATTCGATCGGGCCACCGTGGTGGTGATTGATGCCATCGGTGAATGGGACACCATAACCATCTGGGCCGCAGAATACGTCAATGGTCAGGCCCAATATAACAAACTCTGGGGTCAGAAATATCCACACAGTCTGGGGCTGTTTTATTCAGCCATGACTCAACGTGCAGGGTTGCGGCCATTGGATGAAGAATACATTCTCATGGGTATGGCAGCTTATGGCACTGCTGATCCTAGCATGCTAGCGGATTTCGTTCAGAATTTGGACACTCTGGAGTTTCGACGGAATCTCCATGCGGGTGCTGATGATTATCGTCCAGACATGAGTGATTTTGATATCGCGGCCAGTGCCCAGCAGACTCTGGAAACTTGTCTGGCCAGTGTGATGACACGAGCCAGGGCATTCGGCTGGAGCACGAATTTGGTCTATATGGGTGGAGTCGCTTTAAATTGTTCAGCAAACGCCAGACTGGGACAATATTTCGACGACATCTGGATCATGCCCAACCCTGGTGATTGCGGCAGCAGTCTGGGGGCCGCGGCTCTGGCTTATAGTGGTCGAATAAACTGGCAACATCCCTATCTGGGCACAGAAATTCCAGGACCATATCCTCTGGCTGGTCTGATGAATGAACTACTGACTCGTCAGATTGTGGGGGTGGCCAGTGGTCGAGCAGAGTTTGGTCCCAGGGCCCTGGGCAACCGTAGTCTGTTAGCAGATCCACGGGGTCCTGAAATTAAAGACCGAGTTAACGAAATCAAACGCAGACAAAAGTTCAGACCATTTGCCCCGGTGATTTTACAAGAGCACGCCAACGACTATTTTGAAATGCCAGTGGGCTTTGCCACCAGCCCATATATGCAGGTCATAGCCAAATGTCGGCATCCTGAACAATTTCCTGCTATAATACATGTGGACGGCACCAGTCGAGTGCAGACCGTGTCTGAAAATTGTGGTAGCGGCATCAGACAATTGTTGGAATCCTGGTATGCACAGACTGGCTGTCCCATGTTGTTGAACACCAGTCTGAACATACGCGGAGAACCCATGGTCAACAATCGTGCAGATGCCGACAGGTTTGAACAGTTGTATAATGTAAAGGTCATGTCATGAAGAATCTTATTGTTGTTGGTGATAGTTTTTGTGCTAGCCGAAATGTAAACAATGATAACTTAAATCACCCCCCCTGCTGGCCAAATCTTTTGGCCCAGGAGTTAAAATTAAATTTATTGGGTGAAGGCATTGGTGGTGCTGGATGGTGGTCCACAAGACAATCGTTAAGAAAATTAACACCAGAACAGATCAATAACACTGAATGCATGGTTTTTTGTCATTCAGATGCCAATCGTTTATTAAATCACAACCTAAATCAAAATCATCTAGATAAACATGATCCAAATCCTGCTAATGAAGAACATTTAGCAGTAAAGTTATACTACAAATATATTTTAGATATGGAATTTGCAAACTGGGCTCAATAGATGTGGCTTAGGGAAATTTCAGACATATATGGGCATTTAAAATTGATTCACTTGCATTGTTTTCCTTGGTCAGTAGAAAAATTAACAATTTCTCCCACTGAGGTTTCTGTTTCACCTGCACTTGCATCAGTATCTCTTAACGAATTTGAACTTGGGTTATTTGACAGCAAAAATACAATTGTTGAGAAATTAAGGCACGACACGAGGCATAATCATCTGAGTGAATTTAATAATATTGAATTGGCCAGACAATTGGCTGAGATTATAAGAAATTACTCAGTAAAAAATTCAAGCCTTGATGTTGGTAAATTTCAAACCAAATCTATTAAGTGGTTTGACATTGACTTTTGGGACATTAAATAATGAAGAAGATATTAATCATGGGGTTGCCGGGCAGTGGCAAAACCACTCTGGCACAAGCATTACAAAATAAACTTGTTGAATTGGGTCGAACTTCCGACTGGTACAATGCTGATCAGATCAGGGAGCAACATAATGATTGGGACTTCAGTGAAGCTGGTAGACTCAGGCAAGCAAGCCGCATGAAACAGTTGGCCGACACTTCTGAATCAGATTTTGTCATATGCGATTTTGTAGCACCCACACAGCAGTTGCGTGATGAATTTGCAGCTGACTATGTGATCTGGATGGATACCATAACAGAGAGTAGATTTGCTGATACCAATCAGCTGTTTGAGTCTCCCAGTCAGTTTAATATTCAGGTATCTGTGCAAAATTCAGAATTTTGGGCCGACTATATTGCAGAACAGCTTATTTCCGCTGACGGTTCCTGATGTCTAAAAAATCCAATCGTGCCAAAGGCAGGGAAAGTTATGACGCCAACGTAGGTAACTCTCTGGTGGAATTTTTCAACAGAAATATCACCCCATACCCCACTGATGTGGGTGGTCCTGCGTTTGATTTGGTTCCTGTGACCAAACAAAAAGATGTCATGGTCAATGCTGCCAGAATGCATGGCATGCAGGAGTACAACCGCATCATGGATTTGGTGTCAGTGTTACAAAAACAAGCAGCTGATCTTAAACGCCGGCTGGATATCACCGACATGGTGCATCAGGCTCATTATGAATTTCGGACCTATCACGGGCAGAAATACTGGCTTGTGTATGATACAAAAAAACAGTATACTAGATTGTGTCACCAGGGACCCACCGGCTGGAGTTGCGGTGCTCCAGAGGAATACAACTATATCTGTCAGATCAAATGGTTGGGTGATTATACCTGGATGGAAGTCACGGATGAAGAATAAACACATACAGGCACATATGCGAGCTGCGCATATCTATGCTGAATGTAGTACAGCCAGAAGGCTTAAAGTTGGCGCATTGGTAGTTAAAGATGATAGAATTATCAGTATTGGCTACAATGGCATGCCGGCCGGCTGGGATAACAATTGCGAATTCTGGGAGAAAAAAATAGAATGGGACGACCCAAGTCAGGTTTACAAATTGCTAGGAGAGGGCTGGGAATGGCACGAAGACGAGGATGGTGGCAGTTATCTCAGGCGGTTAAAAACCAGACCCGAAGTACTCCACGCTGAATCAAATGCAGTTTCAAAACTGGCTCGTTCCAGCGAAAGCGGTGCTGGCGCCAGCATGTTTATCACTCATAGCCCCTGTATTGACTGTGCCAAATTAATTTATCAGAGTGGCGTTGTTGCAGTCTACTATACAGTGGATTATCGATGCTCATCTGGCATCGAATTTCTAAAACGCTGCGGAATCAAAGTAGAAAAAATCCATGTTTGATGTATTTTATCAGGGACCCAAGCCCGGCCTTTTTCCATTTGAGCAACCGGCTCGAGATTTAGACGCTGCTGCCCGACTAAGTCGGACCAAATTCTTTTGGTTTATTGATGGCAACAACGATTATAGCAAATTTGATTTTGATCAACGTCCGGTGCCCTGGCAGAGTGAGTTTGTTCATGTCTGGCCCAGTCAGTGGCAGACATGTGGTGGTACCTACCTTGCCAATAAACACACTGTAAAAAATAGACATTGGCATTTCAGAGATAACGCAGTTGTGCCAAGACAGGAATCATTAGAAAACTGGCATGTACCTGAGAACATTATCAGTAATACGGTAGACTACACCTGGCATCCCAACCCCCTGGATCCACCTTACATCTACTGTTTTCCTAGTCAACATCAGAGCGCCAGTGGTGTAATATATACGGTACCTGGTGCAACCGAAATTAAATTATCAGATTCATTCGTGGTCAAATCATTACCCAGAACAGATAACTGGCATATATTTGATAATATAGATAGGGATTCTTTTGATTTTACCTGGCACCCAAATCCACTGGATCCACCTTATACATACCGATTTGGTAATCAGTGGAATCCACCTGAATACAAGTCCAGTCTGGAATATGTGGTTCCAGGAGCCACAGAAACAAAGTATATGACTGAGATCAGGGCACGTAAATTGCCAACCCCTGATGAATTTACCATCAACATTCCTGTGAGTGATTTTGATTTCAGCTGGGAGCCTAACCCATTTGACCCCCCATACATATACGTGTTTGGTAATCAGTGGAATCCTGGTGTGTTGGAACCCACAGTTGTTTATACTGTGCCAGGGGCCACTGAAGTCAAATATGTGGATGACATGGTGGCCACGGTGGCACCAGATGCCGCGAAATTTCTAATACTGGACAACATTGAATACTTTGACTACAGTTGGAGACCCAACCCCAAGGATCCGGCCTACATCTATGTGTTTGGTAACCAATGGATGTCGCCTGAACTCAGACCAGCCCTGCAATACCAGGTCTCAGGTGCCACTGAAATAAAATATATGATGGAGCCCAGAGCTCGACGTGTTGGTGAACCTGAAAAATTCATCACACATTATGCCTGTGACTTTGATTATAGCTGGGAACCCGACCCTGGCAGTCCGCCATATAACTATATCTTTGGTAATCAGCACTGGCCCGCAGAAGTCATGCCCACTGTGGAATATTCCATGATCGGCGCCACTGACACCAAATACATGGAAATGCCACAGGCAAAACTGCTGGCCACCGACACGCACTGGCAGGCACAGACTGATCTGCCATTCGAGTTTGATCGTAGCTGGTGTCCGGATCCCGGTGACCCTCCCTACATTTATGTTTTTGGCAATCAATGGTATCCTGCCACAGAAATGCCCACCATGGAGTATCAGGTACCTGGTGCACAGGAACGCAAGTTTATGGATCATCCACTGGCTCGTATGTTGCCTGTGATGGATCGATGGCACGTGCCTGAAGAAGTGGATCAGACACAAATTGACTTTGCTTGGGTTCCGCACCCCAAAGACTTGCCCTATGTCTATCATTTTGGTACAGAGTTTCAGCAAAGTGTTGGGCTGACCTACACGGTGCCTGGTGCCACCGATTTAAAGTTTCAGGGAGAAATTCCACTGATTCAGACGGTTGCCCAGGATCAGAAAACGTCTCTACAGGTGCTGGACATCTTCTTTATTGATAAAAACAATGCCAGTGCCAAGACGCGCTATGCGCGCCTACAAGAGCGTTATCCTGACATACACAGGGTCAGATATGCCAACAGCATCATGGACACTATTCGACGCTGTCTGACCAGGAGTAAAACCGGCAAATTCTGGGTTATCAGCAGCGAAAACGTCTACGACGATTTCGATTTCACCTGGCATGCCCAGCCCTGGCAAAGTTATATGACTCATGTGTTTGGGTCACAGTGGCAGAAATGGTCAGATACTTTCTTAATCAATCGCTACGAATTCGAACGACATACTCAGTGGGCTGGTAGCATTGAACAATTCCCCAATCTGAATTTTGTTAAAGATCAGCCAGTCATGATACCCGATGACCTGCATGACATCTACTGGGTCAGTCACGGCAACGCCACTGATCAGTATCAGCAACTCAGTCAGAAATACCCTGATATTCGGAGCACCAGATTCGTTGACAGTTATCTGGAAACTCTGCGTCGTATCATGGCCACAGTGACCACTGAGTATGTCTGGGTCATCAGCAGTCTGTGCGACTACACCAGATTTGATTTCAGTTGGCAACCTGAACCCTGGCAACGTGAAATGATGCACGTATTCCCCAGTGGTAAACAAATTCGTGGAGACACATTTTATATACACGTGCCGAGTTTTCAGAAACAAATGCAACAACTGGTGTTGCTGGACTGGTTTGACACGGTGAACTACTGTTCAGAACAGACAGTTCCCAGATTACCTATACCGGTGGTTCGTTATACCACTGACTCGGCAGTTGATGTGCTTAAAAATCATAATTTTGAAAACCCCTACACCTGGTTCGTGCCCAATCATGAGTTCGTTCAAGATCATGCACTAGTATACGAACCTGCAATTTGGTATGCCAAAGACAAGAAAATTCACACTTTTTCGCGTGGAAATAGTGTGATTTTGGCTCCCAGAGACGTGAAAATTCACATTAATACACAAGCCTATGATTATCCCTATATCGACAAGCAACGAACCATAAAAGAACCCGATCTGGATATCATCTACATCAGCAATGGTGAACCCGATGCAGAACGCTGGTATGAGCATTTGTGTAACATTGCAGGCAGACCCATCAAACGTGTTCAGAACATCGATGGGCGTGCCAATGCCTATCGAGCCGCAGCTGAACTCAGCGACACTGCCTGGTTCTTCACAGTGTTTGCTAAACTGGAGGTGGTCGAGAATTTTGACTGGAGTTGGCAACCCGACCGGTTACAAGAAGCCAAACACTATATCTTCCACAGCCGGAATCCAGTCAACGGTCTGGAATACGGTCATATGGGCATCATTGCCTACAATCGACAACTGGTGTTGGAGACAGATGCTCCTGGCCTGGACTTTACCCTGAGTAAACCTCACGCCGTGGTGCCGGTGTTGAGTGCGGTGGCACATTACAACACCACTCCCGAACTGACCTGGCGCACTGCATTCAGAGAAGTTGTTAAACTCAGGGATCATGTGGAAAAAACCGACAGCATCGAAAGTCGCTATAGACTGAACCTCTGGTTGTCTGAGGCCCAGGGCCAGCACGCCGAATGGAGCGTGCAGGGCGCAGCAGATGCTGTCAAGTACTATGACACAGTGGCCGGCGACTACCAGCAGCTACTCAAGACTTTTGAGTGGGCCTGGCTCAGGAATTTCTGGCTGAGTCAACACTCAGTCTGACCTGATCCACCACTGTCTCCACTTCCACATCAGTGAGCTCAGGGTAGATGGGCAGGCTCAGACAGGTGCGTCCAAATTCTTCAGCACCTTCTGTAGCCAACAGTCCCCGATCATAGGCAAAGCCGATGCTGTTGAGATTGAGTGGTCGACTGTAGTGAACCCTGGTCTCAATGCCGGCATTTTCCAGAGACTTTCTGATTCTGGTACGATGTGCGGAATGTATGACAAATTTGTGCCAGGCTGGCTCAACTCTGGCATCTATGGGCGGCACAGTCACATATCCTGTGAGTTGATCTGAATAATATTCAGCAATTTCACGACGTCGGGCCTGCCAGCCATCAAAATATTGCAATTTAACCAGCAGCTGAGCTGCGTCGGCCTCGCTGATTTTGCTGTTGGTACCTGACACAGTGTGATCATGATATTTGCCATTGTCTCGGAGACTGAGACAGTTCTCAAATATATCAACATCATCAGTCAGTACCATGCCACCACTGCCATAAGCTGGTAAATTTTTTGTGGGATCAAAACTCAGACAACTGACATCGCCCAGTTTACCACTGGGTATTCCCGAATAACTGGCACCAAAACTCTGTGCAGCATCTTCAATTATATGAACACCGTTGTCAGCAAAAATCTCCTGATAGGTCCGGAGTTTATCGTAGTCCACGATGTTGCCAAACAAGTTCACATACATGATGGCATTGATTTCATTATAGTTGACCATGATTCGACTGAGGTCAATCAACCCAGTTATGGGGTTGACATCACAAAATACTGGCTCTAGTCCTGCTTCCATGACTGAATTCAATGTGGCTACAAAACTTTGGGTGGGGATCAGTACACGGTCAGATCTGATTTGATCCACCGATCTCAGAGCAAATATCAGTGCCTGAGTGCAACTATTGACAGCCACTGCAAACCGTCGCTGGGTTCTGATGGCCATGGCTTGTTCAAATTTTCGTGTGTATTCGCCATCCAGAACTTGTCCGGTTCGATAGACTTCATCGGTGACGGCCAATATTTCGTCACGCAGTAGTGCGTATTGTCTGTCAAGACCAAAGAAGGGGATTTTCTTTGTACCACTCATAATATCTGGTAAAACCTTCTGTAATATCAACTTTGGGATCGTACCCCAGATCGGTTCGGGCCTGGGTGATATCCAGATGTCCTCGGCGTGGGAACCTGGCATCACGATCTGCCACTACAATTTCACCCTGTCCTGCGATGTCTACAATCAATTTTGCTGCATCAAGCAATGTGGATTCCTGATCAGCCGATCTGGTGATGTTATAGATTTTACCAGAACTCTGATCGCTGACAGCCGCCAGTGCTATGCCCTGTGCGGTGTCAGATACATGAGTGAAATCCAGGACCTCACTGGCTCCGTGAACGGTGATGGGCTCGCCACGCAGCGCACGAGTTATAAACTTACTTATGACTCGATCTTCCACGTCCCATTCTCCGTAAACTGCACTGGGTCTGACGATGGTGGAGTCGAAAAAACCCAGGCGATGGTAATCCTGTACCAGCCACTCGCCTGCAAGTTTCAATATACCGTAACTGCCCTGTGGTTGACAGGGCGCCAGTTCATGGGTTCCTGAAGCGAAGTCACCGTAGACCATGGAACTACTGATATACACAAACTTTTTTACGTTGTGGTGTCGGGCACTTTCCAACAGATTGGTCAGCCCAGCGATCATGACCTCACTGGCTATTCGGGGATTCTTTTCTGCAGCTTTCTGTCTGGGAAAACTGGCCAGGTGTATGACAACGTCTGGTTTAAAATCCGCCATCAGCTTCTCAATGGCCGCACAGTCTCGAATATCTATATTACAGTGTCTAGCGGCGACCTGGCTCAGTCGATGTTTAGACAGGTATGTCAATTCTCGGGCATCTAAAATGCCATAGTCAGTCAGATTATCAACGATCACGCATTGGTGTTGTTGAGATTCCAGTATCCGGACAACATTGTGACCAATGAAACCGGCTCCACCGGTCACCAGAAACTTCATCGACCTCGACCCGCAGATTTCTTTGCTGGTTTGTTGATGCTGACCTGACTCTTGACGCCAGATTCCTTGGCATCAGATTTGCTGTGTTTGCTGCCAGTTGGATTTTGTGAATTCTTTTTGGCCAATGCTGCTTTTAGAAAATCTGTTTTCATAGTTCAATTCCACAATGCTCGGAAATATTTACCGAATAAACGCAGACCCAGATCAATTTGATCACTGTGAGCCCGAAAGCCTTCTGCATCAAATCGGGCAGTGTGATTGGGGCCATGTTTCATCTCGCTGAGTCCTTCCATTTTATTGGTAATGGGATTAAATGAAGTTTCTCCAGTCTTTTCAAAATAGAAATCGTGTTCACCAGAATGAAACTGTTCTTCCCAATCTGAGTTGAGTTGTTCAAAACTCCAGATCATCTGATCCAGGACCCAGGTCCAGCGATCATGCCACAGTTCGTCAGTGTCCCATTCGTCGGCTTTGGGAGGTGACGCAGTTGAACGCAGATGCTCTGGTACGTCTTCATCTGCCACATGTGGTGATCCCTGCTTGGTTGATTGCAGTTGTCGGAGCATGGGCAGAATAATGGGAGTCAGTGCGCTGTCCATGTTCCAGGTGTCCCAGCGATCAATCTTTACATAGCGAATCTCAGGGTGCACCCAGTCCAGAATCTTTTGTAGAACTTCACACACAGGCTCCAGAATACGATTCGCAGTTTTTACCCAGGGCTCGTCATAATCGATTTCACGCCACCAGCAGACACGTTCACAGATGGTGTAGGGGCTAATCCAGTGATTGCGATATTTGCTCAAGTAAACTTTCATTCTTCTGCCTTTTTAGTCAGCGACCAGGTGCCATTTTTATTGTCAGTCCAGATAAGAACATCATCCATGTTCCAACCCAGTTCTGTCATAATTTCTTCTGGCAATGGCAACACCAGATCATCGCCGTCTTCAATGAGTTCCACGGTATACTTTTTCATAATAGTATATATTACAGAAATCTCAGAGCATAGTCAATGTATTGTCTTTCTGTCAGATCACCGTAAAAAACCACCTGCTTGTGCCAGGCCAGCACATTGCTGTCTTCAGCCCACTGCAAGGCCACAGCATTGTCTTCCACCCAGGCATATTCCCTGGTGTCTTTAAAATGTCCGGCCGCTTCCCAGAATAATTGATGGGTGTTCATCTTCAGGGTTTCTTCAAAATGCAGCTTGGCAGTGTAGAATATCACACGACGTCTGTGATGGGTTTCGTCAGACTGCCATTGCTGCGACAATTGGTCCATGGTGTTCATAGTTCTCCAGACTGATGTCTTCTAGTGTAAATTGGAATATGTCATTGACGCTGGGGTTCAGATACAATTTGGGTAGAGGTAGGGGAGATCTGGACAGTTGCTCCTGGACCTGATTCAGGTGGTTGGTATAAATGTGCGCATCGCCTATGCAGTGTATGAACTCTCCCACGCCCAGATCACACACCTGTGCAATCATATGAGTCAACAGACTATAACTAGCAATATTAAATGGAGCGCCCAAGAACATGTCAGAACTGCGCTGATATAATTGACAACTGAGTCGCCAGTCTCGAGTGACATAGAATTGGGCCATGACATGGCAGGGAGGCAAGGCCATGACATCAATCTCGGGGGGATTCCAGGCGGTTAATATGTGCCTACGGCTCAGAGGATCCTGTTTGATGTTCCGAATCAATTCTGCAATTTGATCCACGCCACCAAAATCTCTCCACTGCACACCGTAGATGCGTCCCACATCGCCTGTGAATTTGGCTCGAGGTTGCCAATAAGGTGCCAGGGAGTTGGGAGTCCAGATGGTGGCGACACCTTCTCTGGTGCCGTGCGTGATTTCTGCTAGTCGACGTTCATCATTGCTGCCTTCCAGAAACCACAGCAACTCAGCCGCGCAGCTTCGGAAAGCCAATTTTTTGGTAGTTACTGCTGGAAACCCCTGTCTGAGGTCATAACGCATTTGTAGACCAAATGTGCCAATGGTGCCAACACCAGTGCGATCATCTCGTGCTTCCCCGTGTGTTAGCACATGTTCGAGTGCGTCCAGATAAGTTTTCATTTAATAATTATACAGGATTTTCAGTCTGATGCCTGGGAGTTGGGCTTAATTCTTTCCCAGACTTCGTAGGTGCAATCAGTGGTGGGTCGGACTGATCTGCATTGGAATTCAGACATCCATTGGGATAAATTAAGTCTAACGTCGGTGCGATAATTACTTTTGATTCTGGTAAAATAGATTCGTTCAATGATGGGCTCACATGACTCAAATAATTGTTGGCCACCAATTATGAACACTGTTTTGTCAGGATGCTCCTGACTTATTTTCAGAATATTTTCCACAGGATTCCCTGGAATCCATTTGATTAACCCACGATATTTGGTCTCTGGCAGAACAGAACTGACCAAATAATTGAATCTGTTGGGCAAGGGTTTGGGCATGGCAGGGTCTTCCCAGGTATTGCGGCCCATGATGACAATCTGATGTTCAGTGTGGTGTTTGAACCATTTCAGATCTTCAGAGTTTTTGGGCCAGGGCAAGGTACCATTAAATCCAATGCCACCTGTGGGTGTGGCTGCTAAAATTGCTGCAATCATAGATTCTTTAATACTCGGTCAGTCTCGGGTTGAACCGTGTCCACCACAGCATCGATATCCACGAAAAAATCAACATTCTGAATGTATTCGTCCAGTTGAGTAAATTTTTCATCCAGCAAATTTTGGATATCGTGAGGATCGTAACCTTCCAGGATGAGTTCTTTGACATTGATGGTAACTTCAGTCCCGTCAACTAATTCAACTGAAATCTGTTGAAGTATGCTGACGGGAATTTCATTCTTTTCAACGCTATTAACAATTTCTTGCCAACTCTTTCTTTTGTTTAAGACGAGTTTTTTTGCCTTTTTACGCCGTGGTTTTTTTGGTTGCTCTGACATTGGACACTTTCTTTGTGGCTGCTGCTGGTGCCTTCTTAGTCACAGTTTTCTTAACTGCGGGTTCTGGTTTGGCTGGCATGAATTGCTGGGCTTCTGCCTTGAGACGGCGTGCTTCTGCCATGAGGGTTTTGGCCTGTGTTTCCAACTGTCGGGCCTGATCCAGGTTGATTTTAGCCAAATCAGCGTCTGTCAAGACCCCAGCTGGGGATGTTGCAGCAGACTTATCAGCGATTACAGGATCACCCACATCTCTGCTGGTGGTATTGGCGGAGTTCTTGGTGGGATCAGCAAAACCGCGACCAGCGTCAATGTCAGCCATGCGTTTGACGGCCTCTTGACCCTGTGCCATCTCGGCTAGAATCTTATTTAACTCATCCAGTCTCACAGTGGTCTTGGCATTGGGAGTCAGGATGATCTGCTTGGTCTGTACCTTCTTCAGATACCCACCAGTGTGCAAGCTGGTCAGGGTGTTGGTGCCGTCTGGCATGATGTTTCTGTGCAGAGCTTCAGCCAGGTCCTTGGCAGTCTGACCAGCAGGGCTTTCCAAAACCTTCATGACTTCGTCGTGCATCATGGATGGTAGACTGTCGCTATAAGCAACCAATGCCATGTGATCTTCACTTGGCACTGTGTTGAAGACCACTACGATCTTTCTTTCACCGTGCCTTCCAATATGTTTGATCATTTTAGTTCTCGGTTTCGGTGGGTGCTGTTTCAGCTACTGGTTCTTCTGCAGCAACTTCTTCGTTGGTGGATTCTGGTGCAGCTTCTGTTCTGGTTACAGCGCCAGCGCCTTCCAGGAATTTGACCAGCTTGTTGTATAGTTCACCAATGGTGGCCATTTCTTCAGCCTTGAATGCACCGCGTTGGGTGGTCACTTGAATGATATTGCCCATCAGGATCAGGTCATTCAGAGTCAATGCCTGATTCAGATTTTGTGGTGGGGTGTCGGTTGTTTGAACTTCTGGGCTGTTGCCAACTTCATTAGATTCGATAGTCATCGTAAGTCTCCTTGATAAATTGTGACGTATAAATTTATTTAACAACTATTATAATGGTTGAAAAATTTTTAATTAAATGTCAGTTTAAAGTTTTTAGACAGTAACCCATGTGAAATTTCTTCAAATTTGAAATTCAATGTCTGAGAATTTTCAGAAACCCATGACTGCCAGGCCAGGGGTATTTCTTTCTCATCAATGCCCCAGTCATCAAATAAAAAATATACAGGGTCAGAACGATTCTGCAGATGGGGTTTGACTAGATTCAACGCCTGCGTGGTGCTGGATCCCAGATCTGCGTCAAAATGCACCAGTGATATTGAATTGGTGCTGTTGTTTAAATTTTCTGAAACTGATGCATCATTGAACCAGCCTGATATAATTTTCCAGGACAGAGCAGTATTTACTGGCATGAAATTCTGCATGTTCTTACAACACTCATCATATGAGGTATTATTAAACATTCCCTGGACCCATTCGCCCGATGATTCAGGGAGTCCCTGGAAACTATCGATGCCTATAAAACATCTGTTCTGTCTGCTGCGTTCAAAACACTGTGCTAACATCAGCAAGCCCAGGCCTTTAAATGTACCGAATTCAACGATGTCTCCGGAATAATTGTTTTCGATAATTTCATTAGCAATACCTTGCATACAAATATACCTGCTGTATTGATGTTCTAATTCAGCATCGTCAACGATTTGTGCCAATATGGTGCCATTGATCAGTCTGAGTTGGTCCAGGGATTGTTTTGTGACTGGCTGATGCATTTTCCATGTTGGGTATTGCTCTTCAATCTTAGAAATCATAGGGCGTTTTTTAATAGATTGGGTAAAAACAGACCGAAATAACTGGCCTCGTTGGGAATTTCAAATGCAATCTGAGTTTTTCGGACAGCAAATTTTTTTGCATTTTCTCCAGTGGCATCTACATCAATGGGGCCCAGATAGAATCTGCCAGATAAATTTTCGTATAACCAGTCACTCAGGGTTTTTTGTGGAATGATGTTGTCAATGATCACGCTGGTAAAATGCGGCGGGCACCAATCCAACTGTCTGAGATTGTGCACATTTAAGGGATTGGGTTGGCCGTTTTTTAGCATTTGTGTGTTATTTACTCTTGGCACTGACAGTCAACCAGATATCTGATCAGAGACCAGATCGCATTACAAGATAGCAGTAAAATTGCGGCAGCAACCAATAATTTACCCAGTCGTTCTTCGTGAAAAAAATTCATGACCACCTCAATACAAACAAACTCAAAGTTTTTTCGTCAGCAAAGTCCACGGTCATGCCATGAACGTCGCCGCCATGCGCCAGACACCAGTTGGTTAAATCTTCATAGTTGCCAATCCAGAATTCCAGGTCGGTCAGAACCATGGTAAATTCAGCGTCGCCCAATGCAGGGTCCGCCAACACAAATCTGGAGGTTTTCCAATCGGCCAGTATATCGGTGTTCATGACCATTTCAATGCAAACCAGGTGGCATCCTGCTGTCTGGCAAAATGCACAACTGAATGCAGAACTTCATCTACTTCGGTGGTGGGGTCCATCTGGTATTCAATCCGGTGTTCAATACCATTGTTCTTGAGCCAGACATAGGCGTCTACTGATAATGAATATGAAGTGGGTACGGAATAGGGATATTTAGTCTGATCAGCCGGCATTGTAACAAAGTTTAGCCACGGTGATAAAATGTTCGTAGGCCTCACGAACTGCTGTGTGCTGCATTAATTTCATGGCTTCTTCCTGCATGGCCTTTACTCCTTCTTCGGCGACTTCTGCTGTACTGGGCCATTCTAACTGTCGAGCACTATCCCCAAACTCCTTGACCAGATTATCCCAAGCGGCTTTTTGTGCTGGCGTAAGTTCTCTTGAGCGATCCTTGCTCTGCATACGGATCTCACCAGCGTTTACCAATGCTGTTCTCACTGCATCTTCTGCTACAACACCAGCCGCAATCATGGCTGCATAGTTGGGATCAATGTTAAACCGTGTGCTACGCCCACTCGGAACACAAACCACCAGATGAGCACCTTTGGGAAAACTATCCATGAGTGTCTGATCATATTCAGCCACCGGCTTGTACTGACGACCTACTTTTCGGTAAAAAATAGTTTTTTCACTCACGACATGTGCCTCGCTTGTCTATTTGAAATATTTCTGCAATTTGGTTTTGACTTCTGTCAGAGCTATTTGCCAGCCCAGATGAGTGTCCATGTTCCATTTAATTTCACCAAATTCGTTGTTCTCAATATCTTCCAGAGTCTTAACCAGATCGTTCAGCATGAGTCTGCCAAATACTTCGGCAAACTGTTCAGGGCTACGAACAGTGACTTTTTCAGCAGCAGTTTTAAGTTGAGCCAAGCGTTCGTTCATTGTCTAGGTCTCCTGTCACGGTGATTACTGCTTCTTGCCCAGTTCATAATAAGTGGTGATACCAAACGGTGCCTGAATACTGGTGCTGCCGTGAATCACAAACATGGTGTCGCAGTAGTTCTCATCACCCCAACTGCTATTGGGATACCCGTCAGTGAACATCACAAAGAACTTGGGCTGAATGTCATGCTCCAGCATGTATTCCCAATTGCATTCAAATGTGGTGCCACCACCACCCTGCAGATCGTATTCCAGAATGTCTTCCAGATTGTCTGGAGTAAACACCTGAGCATTGTAAACCTGTGTATCAAAGCTCCAGAGATGCAGACGGAAGTTCTGAAAACTGTCCATGATGCCCTTGATTTCGCTGACAATGTCTTTGAGCATTTCGTCAGTCATGCTGCCAGATGCATCGATACTGACACAAATATCGATATCCTGGTCGTAGTTGCTGCCAGGCATCACTGCTTCAGTGTGCCAGCCTTTTCGGCTGGAACGATTCCAGGTGTAGTCATACTTGATGACACTCTGAACCTGCTGCGGCAGCAGCTCACGCCAGCTGAGTTGGGGACTGGTCAGATTCTTGATCATGCGGCGCACACCAGCAGGCACATTGCCAGCGCCTGTGGTCTGTGCGGCACTGATCATGGCTTCTTTGATCTCGTCACGGATCTGCTTGCGTTCTTCGTCAGACAGTCTGGGACGCCCGGAACCCTGACCCTTGCCCTGGCTGTCGCCATCACCTTCGCCATCTTCACCGTCCAGATGCATGTCCAGGATCATCTTGCCCAGCTCGCCCAGATCAATCTTTTCGGCATTTTCGTAGAGATCGTCGTAGACCTGCTCATAACTCCAGCCCACATATTTGGTGTTGTATAGTCCCACTGGAATCTTTTCACCAATCTTCTGTTCCAGCAGGTCAGCGTTAACACAATAGTCAGCAGCCACGTTGCTGAGCATGGGATCACGATCTTCGCGACGCGCCATGTGATCGTAGACCACGTGCAGAACTTCGTGACCAAACAGGAATTCGATCTGCCGCTGCGGCAGGCCACCGATAAATTCACTGTTGTAGTAGAAATTACGCCCGTCGGTAGCAGCCGTGCCACACCACTCGTCAGCGTTAATTAATTTTAGGCGAGTGGCCAGATTACCGAAAAACGGTGCCTTGAGCAACAGTGCAATCCGTGCAGCAACCAGTTTTTCTCGAGCCTGTGCATCAATTCGGGAATCAGTTTTGATACCCACTAGACTCTTGTGTTCTTTGTTCTGAGTAGTAGTTTTTGTGGACATCTAATACTCCTTAAGTGTTAGTCTTCACATTATACCACAATACTGACCAAAAGTCAATATTGACGTTCCGCCTAATTGTCCGAGCTATTAATTTATAAAATGTTGATTTTTTAAAGTTTTTCCCTGCGAAAGCAGAACAGTGTTCTTGGGTATGGATTTTACTACTGTAACCCCTGGGGCAACAATAACATTGTCTTCTATTGTGGTATTTGATTTTCCTCTTCGACTGATAGTTGTTCCTGGGCCCAAAAAAACATTTTTTCCGATGTCAACATTTCCCACCGACACTGTGTTAATTAGTGTACAAAAATCCCCAATGTTGACATGGTGCCCGAGGCCGCAATTGTACCCAAAATAATTAAAATTGCCTATAGTGCAATAGCCCCCAAAATAACTGCCCCACCCGATGTATATATTTTCCCCCAAGGTACAGGTGGGATCTACGAAAGAGTTTGCATGTTGTATATTAATGAGATTTAAGTTTGCCTGCGTGGCGATTTCTGCTCTACTGTTCCTCAGCAACCAATTATTTTCGTTTTCTACCCTGGTATTTGTGATTCCAGTGAAAATCGTTGAAACAAACCAATCGTAGTTGTCTTTATCCTGGTAAATTTTGCTCTTGTGGTCTAACAAGTCTAATTCACTTGCAATCACAGGCAATTGATCAATTGTCTGCCCCACATAAAACTTGTCTAAAAACCCCGCCACTGTCCTGCCTTGTGATTCGGCAGCGGCAATTAATGATCGATTGTCCTGTCTGACTCCTATCAAAATTATGGGCTTCATGTGTGATGTTTAAAATTTGTAAATTTTGGACTGATTTTTTTCCAACAAAAACTTTTCTATAAAATCACCGGCAGGATCAACATCGTTTGGTGCTAATTTTAAATGATATGCACCAGGGTAGGCGTGGTGGTTGTTGTGCATTCCCTGACCCAGACAAAACCAGGAATACCACCTGCGATTCTGACTGCAATCATCAGTGTCAAAATTTCTATAACTTCCTGAGGTTTTGATGTGCATCAGTGTATTGGTTAGAAAAATTTCCAAATATCCTTTACTTGCCGGAGCAAGAATTAAAAATAGCAAGGCTTTCCAGGAAATTATCGAACCAACTACAATGATCATCAGCCAGAGATGATAATACCAAACGTCTAAAAATTTGTTCAATGGGTCACTTAACAGGTCTCTGACACTTAATTTGATATCTCGATCAATGATGGGTATCAGATCTCGAGTCATCCAAATGAATCCTGACTCGATAATTCCCTGATTCTTTGGGCAATGTACATCTTTGTCTTTGTCAGAGTGTCTGTGATGATGGCGGTGCACACAGGCGTAATGTATGGCACTGCCTTGGCCAGACACAAATGCAGCCAATGACATTAAAATGTGTTTGAATTTGGTGGTCTGAAAACTCCGATGTGTGAGATACCGGTGAAGTGCAATATCAGCACCAAACCCGCCACCAACGATGGGGATCATCAACAATGTGCCCAATAACCAATACCACTCCTGATGCATGATTCCATATATCAATGCAAATGGTCCTGAAACATACATAATTACCCAGAGTAATCTGAATGCCCATTTCTTCCATGACATTGAGTTACTTCTCCTTGATCATAATGAATTTTTCAATGGTCCAGGCGGTAAAGTCGAATTCATCGGGCTTAATAGCTTTGTTGTATCTACCAGGATATTTATGGTGATTGTTGTGTAGCCCATCGCCCATGGTCCAAATCTGTGCCCATCGGTTATTATATGCATCCTTGGATTCTGGGAAGTTCTGATATCCCCATTTCCCCCAGGCATGCCCCAGGTAAACCAGGAATAAATTGACGTCAAAATAATTAAACACTGCACCAAGACAGAATACAAATACCGCTATTTTCCAGTTTATCAGGAATGTCACAGCCAAAAGTGCTGCCCAAAGGTGATAGTAGTATCTAGTGGCATTGTGACAGATGGGATCACGGAAGCAATCTTTAATAGGAACCCGGTGTCCTGGGTTGTCTTCCCATTGAATGATCCACAATCCCAGAATTGCTCGTAATACCCCATCTTTGGGATTGTGTGGGTCTAGATCAGTATCACTGTATTTGTGATGCAGTCTGTGCAAATAGACATAGTGTATGGGGGGACTGATTCCACAGAAAACACTAAAAAATGCAATAACATATTCCCAGGGTTTGGATGTCTTAAAACTACGATGTGTATAAAACCTATGTATTCCTATGTTGTGCCCAAACAATTGAGAAATCTTAGCCCAGACCGCACCCAATATTATCCACCATACAGATACTTCACCAACAATCACTGAATATAACCCATAAAGAGTTACGATTATGAGTGTGGCCATAAACAACACAAAGGGGTTTCGACGGATAAAGTTCAATGAGCTCTCGGGATATTTCTACTGGTATTTATTTGCTGTTTATTTAAGTATCTAAAATTCAGGTATAATCCATAGATAAAGACAGGCGGCCAGGCCGCCTGTCTCGCCTATCGGGTATTATAGCAAATTAGCTCACAGCCGCCACAATATACTTGCCATAACGCTTGTGGAATTCATCAAACGTCTTGAGCTTGCCCGGAACAAACGGCAGGTTGTACACCGTCAGTGCAGTACGTGCGCCCATGACCGTCAACTCAGTGGTGAAGTTATCCATCATGAACTGGAAGAAGTTGTCGACCTTGGCGTGCCAGTCGTCGGTCTTGCCCACTTCCTTGTTCTTGGCATGGATGTCCTTGAGCTCATAGCACATGCTGGTGACCAGACTGTACATGGCACTAACTTCCTTGACCTTGAGTTCTTTGACCTTGCCATTCAGGATGTCGGTGGGGTTGGGCATCTGTGCCGACACCTTGCGGTGTGCCATGAACTTCACAGCCAGGCCATCGCCCACAGTGCCTGCTACCAGGTCGGTCTCGATGTTGCTGGGCAGGTTGTCTGCCAGCAGGTCGCTGACAAAAGTCCAGCTGCGCGGAGTAGCGAAGCTGCGGCTGGCACTCTTGGGATCGTGATCAAACAGGTCCTGCTTGGCAAAGCTGATGTAACCCACCACATCCTTGTGAATGTTGTTCCGGACCGCCCAACGCTGCCAGGAGTCGAAGTCCACACGCATCTCCAGATGTACAAAGCGATTGGCCAGGGGAGCCGGCTGGCGATACGTAACCCCACGATCGCCTTCACGGTTACCAGCAGCCACAATCACCACATTCTTGGGCATGACATAGCGGCCAATGCGACGGTTCAGCACCAACTGATATGCAGCAGCCTGAACGCTGGGCGGGGCCGAGTTCATTTCGTCCAGGAACAGCACCACGATGGGATACTGACTGGCCAGTTCTTCGTCCGGCAGGTCAATGGGCGGAGCCCAGTCCATGACGCCCTTGTCCTTGTTGTAGAAAGGAATGCCGCGCAGGTCAGTGGGATCCATCTGACCCAATCGCAGGTCAATCATTAGGCCGCCCATCTCTTCAGCAATGCCAGCCACCAGCTCGCTCTTGCCAATGCCCGGGGGGCCCCACAGGAACACCGGACGCTGACGCTTAAAACACTGCATCACGCTTTCTCGGGCTTCTTCACTAGTAACGGTACGGGTTTCAGTCAGGCTCATGGTGTGGCTCCTTGCACAAGTTGGGTGTAATTAACTACTACAGATATAAGTATACAGTAACCAATGGTGATTGTCAATGCCCGATCAGGCTGCTGATGGAATAGTAGACACATCGCATCCAGCGAACCCATCTGCTGGCTTAGTTATTAGTCGATACAGGACTCCGGAATCCTTCTCTGGGGCGTCAGCGATGTGTCTACTATTCCATCATTTCGCTCAGGATGAACTTGGCAATGTTCATCTGCTTGCGGGCGGCTTCTTTGCGATCCATTTCCAGCAGTTCTTGTGCATCACTCAGCACACCCATTGCAACCATTTCAAGTCCGGAGAACTTGGCAGTGATGCTGTTCATGTATTCTTCGCGGATATCTGCTTCGGACATACCGTAACAGTTCTTTTCCCATTCAGTCATCGCTGGCTCCTTGTTGTTCACTGTGCCGCCATTGTACTATCGTTTGTTCAAGTTGTCAACTGGAAAAGGACGCTCAATAATTGCTCTGATACTCTTCCACAATGTCATCCATGACCACATCTTTCAGCAACTGTTGAAAGTCGCGACGCCACTTGCGTTCACTGTAGATGGTGGTTTCTTTCCAATGCAGGGCTTCTTCCAATTGCTCGACCTTTTCCTTGAGACTTTTGATTTGAGTCTCAAGACGTTTAATCTTGCGTTCTTCTGCGGTTTGTGCCATCGCTTGCTCCTTGTTACGTTCACTGTATGGCCGTCAAGCCCGAACCACATCAAAGATGCTTTGTTTCAACCAGCTGACTTCTTCCTGGGACACATAGAAGTCAGTGCAGGGGTCCCAGTATTCCCCAGCTTGAGCATCGTAGTAAAGAACTCGACCATTGGGGTAATTGAAAGGACCTTCCAGACCCTGACGCGGGCCGTATTGGGGATTGTGTTGGAAAACAGTGTAGGCCACGGCGGTCTCCTTAGTGAAAAAACTTGCCCAGGACAATGTACATGTCGTGCAGAGTATAACCAACCACAGCACAGACTACAAAGAAAGTAATGTTGTTCACGGCGGGCTCCTCGTTGCGTTCACTGTACCGCCATTATACGATCTTAGGCAGTGGTTGTCAAGTAATTAGACAGCAAAAAAGTCAGCTCGTCCTCCTGGGCCACCCAGGTGTGCATAGTCCTGATAAATCTCGTGCATGAAAGTTCCGGAAACTGAAGTATACTCTTTGCGGAACACTTCTTGGTTCTGGGCATTGTAAACCACTAGTACATAATCCATCTTGTGCTCCTTGTTTGTTTACTGTATTGTCATTATGCCATCTTTTGGTCGAGTTGTCAAGCTCAGAATGCAAACTCTCGCACCCACTCAAATCGAGTGGTGGCAGGAATCCACTGGAAGTTCATCTGCCGGCAAGGGTCCTGACCAACCTCGGTGGTGATCAGGATCCACCCCTGCTCTTGAGAGAACTCCACGCGATCTCTCACCGCGTGGATCTCCACCAATCGGTCATTCAATTTGGCCAGTGTTCTCATGTGTTGTTTTAGTATTGTCAGACGCTGTTCTATGATCTTCGATTATTGCCGCCAACCAAAATTATCTGGTAATACGATAAAATTTACGGCCGGGAGTTTTGCTGTCACCATTAACCAGAGTTTTGTAAGCATGGCAACAACTGCATAGAGTTTGAAAATTTTCTACATTGTTATTGTTTGGGTTTCCATCAATGTGGTCCACATCCAACCATCCATCAAAAACCTTGCCATTGGGCAGAGTTTTGGGTATAGTTGTGGTACAGACGAACCCCAACCGACCATCTACGTTTTCGCAATAGGGCTTTCGATATTTGCGACTAGGATGACTCCTATTTCTGTATTGGGTTTCACTAATGCCCAGACGGCTAGCAGTGATTTGAGCAATTCTTTCGTAACCGTATTTGGATGCAGTTCGTTGGCTGTGGTGAGCATCGCAAACGTGGCGATACCTTGGTCGACCATCCACACAGGTTTGCTGGATTGCCCGAGGCCTATTGCAACCAGAAACACCGCATCTGGGGCGGGCATCCTTGTGGGGTATCATTGGATTGACACCATATCGGGTAGTTTTCAAATAATCCGGTTTTGTTGCTTTTGTCATGGAAGTGCTCCTTGATTGTTGCAGAGTCAATGGCGGATGGATTTGCTGAATTTTTTAGTTGCGCTAATATTCTGTAATTATAAAATCATTGTTTAGATGTGTCAACTAGATTTTTCCCTGAGATTTCAGATGGTGCAGATACCAGACCACTGCTCCACCAAATGCTGCTCCCAGAGTAAAACTTTCTGCATAACAGAGTACGTATTCAATAAACATCTGATTCTCCTTGATCGGTTAACTGCTTAAATTATCCAGATACTGCTGTAGATTGTTGCCGTGCAGGGCCAGCATCATGACTTCAGTTTCTCCAAATAGCACAATTGATCTGCCTGAAACAATATAATACGGCCCAGTAAAATGTCGTTCCAATTGTAGCAGAGTTTTTGGTAATATCGTCTGATCCAAGTTGAATTTGTAAGATTTTATATCTGGAGATTTTCTTATGACATTATATGCCACCGCAGTGAGTCTGAGGCTCTGGGGGTTTAGTGGGTTATACCACCAGTTTTCGGGTCGGTCCAGTCTCTGATACGATAGCGTTTTTTGGTCAGATACGAAAGGATTCAGATGATATTCCTGAAATCGTGCTTGCCAAATGTTCTGAGGACAACTGGCATCACGTGACATGGTCAGGGGAAAATTTGATCGCCTTGTCGGAGCAGCACCACAGTGAACTTGTCAGTTTTAAACAATGTGTTGAGCTTCTTGGCAAGGTTGATGGCGTGGCCGGGATTACTGAAACTGGTTTTCTTGTACTTGGGGCCTGGATAGGAAACCAGAATATTCTGTGTTTTGAGATTGATGGGTTGATTGTCGTAGAATACGGCCCAGATGCCTTCACTACTCAGAATCTGATCGCTCTTGTAGTTGGTTTTGTTTACGTGCTCAATCAATACTGTGGGCTTGGGTCTGGACATAATGTGTACTTTCTTTCTTATTGTTACACATTATTTATGCTTGATAACCAATTAACTACGCGTATTAAAATCCCCCACCATCGAAGTCCACATTCACCGTGGCTTCGGCTTGTTTTTGCTCCTGGATTTTAGTAAGCTCAGCAATCTGTGTCAGCAGTTCAAAAATGTCTGCTTGCAAATTTTGTGCTTCAAGTTTGGTCAGGGTCAGATCTCTGGCATTGGTCTGATTCATGACCTTGATGCGATTGTTGAATGCCTTGATGTGTAAACTAAACTGAGATTCCATGATCCGCCTCGTGTTGTTGTACCAGTGCTGCCTGCATCTGTTCCGGAGTCTTAAATGGGCCCTGGAAAGGATAGCGATTTAAGGTGATTAGTTTGGGACAGAATGCCCCTTCCCAGATGTTGTTTAGTTTTACTATATAGTATCCAGCACAGAAGAAACTTTTCGATTTCTGATCCCTGGTGTAAAGTGGCAACTTTTTCTGAACTTCCCAGAGTATGTTACGTGCCCGGCCCTGACAAGGGTATCCGTATACATCAGAAGTGGTTGTATTATTGGTCCGGGCAGGAGCGGCAGAATCCAGGACGATGTTATAACGATCCTCCAGCATTTTCAGGTTGGAAAACCGTTCACGCTGGTTACCGTGCACCAACACAACCTCGTAGTCGTTGGCCAGAATTGACCCGTATTTTTCACCGTCTTTTTCAACCACCCAGCATTTGTTTTTAACCACAGGTTTGGCTAGCAGAGTCATTGATTATCCCTCGTAAGTGGCCGAGTTGGCACCGTGTTCAAATACTTCAACTGATTTGACTTTTACAGTTGGATTAATTGGGTAGCGCATTTCGCCGGAAGCCAAAAGTTCTGCCATTTTATCGTAACACATTTTGGCAAACATTTCACAGCCTACGCCGGGCACAATGCGTAGATTGCACAGTCCGCTGTCTTCGAACCCGCCAGTAATAGCGTTCAGCTTTTGGAATGTGTCCAGATGAGGATCGTCTTCTGCAATTACTAGAGTGTGATCAAACATATAGTCTGCCCATGCTTTGAATTCTTTAAGGCCGCCAAAGTCCATACACCAGTTTTTGTCGTCTAGTGTGTCACATTCAAATATCAGCTTAATGCCGATTGAGTATCCATGTAGTGTTGAGCAGTGGCTATGTGTGGCACGCCATTGTCTAAAACAGCATGATAAGCCACGGTCGTTTCCGTAAGTTTTTGTTGAGTAGAATTTTGCCATGATTTTTCCTTTATGCTGATTGTTGGGCTGCTGAATCTGGATAACTTGCGCCCAGCCATTCTGCAAAACTGCTGGCATTTTCACTGAGTTTGACCAGATCGTAACGACCACAAAATTTCAAAAACTGTGCCCCCACCATGGGTGTATTCTTGGTCAGACTGGCCTGAGCAATTGTTTCTGCAATCATAACTTTGACATGATCGGGCTGCGCAGTCAAATCCACCAAAGTGCGGTTGCGTTCGTAATCATCCAGCACACGATGTTCCTGTCCATTGTGGTCAGTCCAGCGTTGCAACATCAGGTTATTCCAGGCATAGCCCTGCCGGTCTCTGTCGGCATATGCTTCTTCCAACCCCACCTTGTTCTTGGTGCCACGGGTTCTGACTCCAGGGTATGCGCTAAAGATGTTGTCGGTGGCATCACCCCGCATGCACTTTTCAAACAAAATAAATTTGGGATCGGGAATTTTTTTAGGTTCATTGGTCTTTTTATCAATCACCAGTCGACCCCGCTTGTCGAAGATGCCTTCCAGTGTGTGCAGTTCATCAGTGATGCCGTTGTACTGATTTACATTTTTCGCCAGTAACTGATAGTAGTCAGTATCGCTACTGATAATAGTATGATGATCTGCTGGATGACTGGCGATGAAGCCAGCAATGAGATCATCCGCTTCCAGCGACGGATGCTGTAGTACAGTGCAATTCGTTTTTTCCTGGATAAAAGTCTTAAGTGCATCAAATGTCTCCCAGAACAGTCGATCCTCCTCGGCCTCGGACTCAGTCAGGGCGGCTCTGGCCACTGCTCGATTCTTCTTGTAGGGTTCGTAATAGTCCTTGCGCCAACTACGGCCCTCCAGACAGAACACCACGTGATCGGCTCGCTGATCCCTCCAGCTTTTATTGATGCTGGCCAGAGTCATATGCACAGCGAACCCCAGTTTATCCCAGGTGTCACTCTGGCGATGTGCTGAATGACGGGCACGGAAGAAAGTGTTGGCAGTGTCTACAAGTAGGTATCTCATTTGTTAAGTTTACTAGATTCTAACTCTGCTGTCAAATATGGATACAAAAAGTCTGCCCAGGCTGCCTGACCATCTGCACCGTAATGGTAAAATTTAGGATTGCTGGGCTGATAGCCTTGATTTTCCAACCAAAAATAGTAGGTGAAATTTTCATTATATGGGTTAATGTATTCACTGCCCCATTCATATTTGGGTTTTCCGTAAGCAATTATGTGTTTGAAATTACTGTAACAGTTGAAAAAGACGAATGGAATATTATGACTTTTTATTTCATTATAGAAATTCCATAATTCTTCGTGTGATTGAAACGTATTATTGAGAAAATTGTTTGATCTATCAATAACAAATTTTTTGTATTGTTCTTTGACTTCTTCGGGCCAATATGGTCTAATTTGACTACCGCCGGTGAATTGATAATATTCGTTGTCATACAAATACTCGGTTCTTTCCCAGGTGCTCCAGCCGATTATGATTGCATCAGGTCTATTTGTTTTCAGATACTCTCTGGTGGTTCGTATGATTTTGTCATTACTTGCTGCGGGAGTCGCATCCAGATGCAATGCTGCACCTAATCGATCGGCTAATATTTTTCCGTAACAAAAATCGGGCCCCCCAGCGTCATCGCCGTATGAGTGACTATCGCCATTGACATACAGTATCATGAAATTTCAGTCCTGCCGTTGCCCAAATTACGTCGATTACTGGACCTCTTTTCGGGATCGGCCATTTCTTGTTCGTAGGTTTCCATTAAGACATTTCTACAAACAGTACGGAACCAATTGTCCACAATGTCCTGATCAGTCTTGCCCTGATATCCGGCTTTGATCAGTCTGGCCACAAAGATGTCATTCCAGTCCAACTCAAATGCACCTTGACCAGGATCATTGACATCAACATCAATACTCAGGATATCAATATATGGTTCCCCCGCAGCATTGGCCTGATCTTTGGCAGAAATATTTTCGAGTCGGCCACTTTGTTTTGCAGATTTTTTTTCTCTGGGCTTGCGCGGGGATTTGGCTTTGGGCTCAGAGTCGACTTTTTTAGTCTTAAACAAGTCTGCCGACATTTGTCTTGGTGCATCACTATTGTCAATCATATCAGATCCTCAGAATAAATCAACTTTTTCCCAGGGCAAGTGATTTTTGCCGAAATGCCCGTAATTTACAGTATTGTGATAGATGGGTCGAAACAAGTCAAATCGATCGATAATGCCAGCTGGAGTCAAATCAACGTTGGACTGAATCCATTGCGTCAGTCCCTGACTATCTCCATTGCTTTCGATATAAAAGCTCATGGGTTCTTCTACACCAATAGCATAACTGATCTGGCAAGTAGCCCAATCTGCTCGACCTGATGCCACAATATTTTTGGCAATATAACGCATCATGTATGCGGCTGAACGGTCAACCTTGGTGGGGTCTTTGCCTGAAAATGCGCCACCACCGTGTGGAGCATATCCACCGTAGGTGTCCACGATGATCTTTCGACCAGTGACACCACAATCGCCGTCAGGACCACCAATGACAAATCTACCAGTGGGGTTGATCAGAAACTCAGTATTGCCATCAATCAGATCTGGCATGAGTTGTTGGATGACCTCCTGAACTCGTGCTCGGACTGTCTGAATATCTACGGTGTCGGCATGCTGTGTGGAGCATACAATTTTGGTGGCGCGCTGTGGCACATCCAATCCCGACACTGATACATATTCCAGGGTTACCTGTGCCTTGGCATCCGGACCCAGCCAGGCATATTCAGCAGAACTTTTACGCAGTTCTGCCAGTCTCTCTACAATTTTGTGACTGTAAAAGATGGCAGCCGGCATGAACTCTGCGGTTTCTCGGCAGGCATAACCAAACATCAGCCCTTGATCGCCGGCACCAAATGTGTCTGTGCCCAGGGCAATGTCTGCGCTCTGTCCGTGCATGAGGTTGGTAAATTCCAACTTGGACCAATCAAATCCCGATTGTTCATATCCAATCTCTCTGACACATTCTCGAATTCGGTGTTCTACTACCTTGGCGTCGAAATCACCTTTATACTCTCCAGCAATGATCACTCGATTGGTGGTGACCATGGTCTCACAAGCGCAGCGTTGTGACTTATCCTGCCGTTCCATAAAATAATCCACCACAGTGTCACTGATGGCATCTGCCACCTTGTCTGGGTGCCCTTCACTTACTGATTCCGATGTAAACAAATAACTCATACTTTCCTTTAATATTAACTCTTACTTGCCCCAGCTATTGCCCCACAAGTCCACATGAAGTCTGGGACTGTAGTAATAGCCACGACGCATGGCTTCGTCTGCCACGTTAAATTTATTGCCATTGTACACACTCACTACGCCGCCCACTGGCATGACATATACAGAACCCTGAAATCCATGATCCAGATACTCTTCCACCACATCATCAACTTCTGCAAAGTCTTCAGGAGTGGCCACAACAAACTTCAGGTAAGTGTGCCCCACCTCCTGATAACTCTTGACGATTTCGGGTCGGATCGCAGCCTCACGTGTTTCTCCACTGGTACTGAGTTTGGCACTGACACTGAATGTCACTTCTGGACCTTCCCGTTGCCAGGCTTCAAGAGTTTCTCTAAAATTGTCGTGCAGCTCTTGTGTGCCATTGGTTTCAAATGTCAGATTCCACAGGTCCAACATCTTGTGATGTTCCAGCAATTCAGTATAGGCACGTTGCCAGCCCAGCAAGGGCTCACCACCTGTGATTACCAGATGGACGTCGTTGCCATTGCTGCACATCCAGCGTTTTTGCGGAGTCAGATCAACCATGCGATTGACCACTTCATCAACGTCCAGGGTTGGGCTCAGATGCTTGAACCTGGGATCCCAGCTGGCATAACTGTCGCAACCTGTATTGACCAGCGGCAGATCTTCATACCTTTCGTATAGTTCTACTCGGACATCATCGCGTTCGGTGCTGCAACTACCCGCCGGCATACCAAATCCGCCACAGGTAAAATTACAGCCAAAAGTCCTTAAAAACACACTGGGGACGCCAACAAAGCGCCCCTCGCCCTGTGCACTATAAAATATTTCACTTACTTTTAGTTTCATTTGATTACGATCACTTCGCCTTAGATTTAATTCAAAATCCTGTACAATGTACCTGCACAATAAATGGCAATTAGCCCAGCGTTAATGACCACCAGGCTCCATTCTTTTATACGAATACTCCATATCAGATATAGTGTAGCACCTATGTTCAGCAAATAAACATTATACGGGTCTAACCCAGCACTGGTCAACCCTGCGGCAATCAATGTCACGCAGCAAGCCAACCATTTTAGCCACCAGTTGAAGTCAGTTTTGATATGATATTCCATTAGG